TACCGGTTGTTGTGTATGGCATAGATCCGATTATTGTGTTAACACCTGGTACCTGATTTTCTGGTATTTTAATCCAGAATGAGATAGAGAACCCATCATCGTTATCTAAATTTAGATCGTGTATATGAGGTATCTTTATACTACCACTATTATTAAAGTTAGCTCTTATACCTGAAGCTACGTTGGTTTGATAATAATTAATAGAATCTGCACTCCTTACTGAACCGCTTTGATTTTGTACAACTATACCAGGTATATATTTAACTTTATCTGATACACCATGATTTTTATTTTTACTAAAGTCTAGTATAGTAGTCTTACCTAAACCATCGTGCATGTGTACATCATGCGATGCACTAGTTTGATTTTTTACTGTAAATAGCTCATTGAACCCATAATACCCAACTAAATTATCTGAACTAATAATGCTCTTTGTAGGTATGGCTGTATCAATTAGGTTGCCGAAGCCATCATCCTTGAGGTTAAATGATGCAGTTATAGGGGGTGTACGTCTTAAATCCATTTTAGGATTAAAAGCAAGGTTTTCTAAATGTGTATCTGTTAGGATTGATTCATAAAATCTTATATCATCGATAGATCCAGTAAATGCTCCTCGTAAAGTTGTACTAGTTGAATTATTATCAGCTGCTCCCTGTGGTCGTGAGCCTGAAGCTCCTATATATAAGTTTCTAGAATATTGAATAGAGCTAGTTACTGATCGATATAATTGATTATCCCACCTAGGCTGTGCTAAACTAGCAGTTGCATACCCCACTTTTTTAATATACGTAAATCCATTATTACTCACTGGATCTGGTCTATAAATTCTGAGGGTAGTTTTAGCTGGAGAGTGTCCCCATGGCGGTAATTCATCAGTAAATGATCCTGAAGTTCCTTTGAATGCGTGATCCCCGGGCCAAAACTCTTGCTGTATGTTTACTAGGTTCCAAGAACCGGTTGCTAAACCAAACCCGCTATTTAATACATCTCTACTTTCTGAAGTTGTACAATTATCTTTTGTAGCTCCAAAAAACATCTGCAAGGGTAATAAACCTTTCGGGTTATATGTATTACTTTTAAGAGAGCTGGTTAGTATGTTTAACTCAAAATATGCATTTTTATCTCGAGTCAGTAAATGTGATTGACCTGGCGCTCCAGTAACCCCGTTTGGCATTAAACTAGGATCGGGTGGTTTTACCCACATAGTTACATTATACACAGGCATACCATGCTTTTCCTTACTTGCTGCAATGTTTGTCCACCAATTTTGTTTTGTAATTCCTTTAAATTGAGAAGCTGCTTTTAATAACAAACCATTACCAACATTATGATGGACTACCTCTCCACTCCCTAGTGTGATACTATCTACTGATGATACTTTAAATAGCATGCTACCGGTACCTACATAACCAGCACCAGAGCCAGTTACCACCATTACTTGAGGCGCATCTACAGCTCTTGCATCTTCTAACGAGGTATCAGGTACTCCTGAGAAATTTGCAACTTCACTGTCAGCGTACATACTTTGACTTGATTCAAATGCAAATCTATTAGCTAACAGTACCGGGTATTTATAAATAGTATTATTTGACTCACTATCTATACCCCTTTCATAAGATATCTCCAGTGAGTCTATATACTTATCAGTAAAGTTAATTGAGCCAGATTTAATTTTAAGATCAAATACAGTAGATGGCACAGAAATCACGTGCGCTTTTTCGCTTAAAAACCTCGTTTCTAACTCTGGGTTATTACCTCCAAAATTTTCACTAGGTTTATCAACTCTCTGATAATATAAATGATTTATACTATCATATATTATTGACTTATACGTATTATTCGGATTTCTAGGTTCACTGTTTATATCCCTACCTCTAATAGGATCACCAAAACTTGCTGAGCGAAAATTAGCGGATAGAATTTGTACGCCTAACCCACAATTACTACCGGAATAGTTGTGCATTGTAACATTATACTCTTTATGCACATTAAATGGTGTAATAGAGATATCGTTAGCGTCTATTTTTTTAAATACTGACATATATTATTAGCTTTTATATATAAAACCCTCTATAATAAATATAAAGGGTTTATATAATCGGTATATTTTCAACTAGTTGTCTTAAAAATCAAGTTTTACTTTAATTAAGGCTTCTCGGTCAAAAGATTTTAATAATGGTTTACTTAATTTAGCAGTTGCTAAAAGCTCTTGTTTATCGTTATACATACCAACTGTAGTGATATATACTTTAGGATCTTTTATCATTGAAGCGTGCTGTAATGCTCCTAAAGATCCAGTTGTAAAGGTTGGATTATTACTAAAATTATAGTCAGCGTTTTTAACACGTATATAATAAAAAGTTGAAGTAACTTCTTCTTCACTTCTTGCTTGGAATCCATATGAAGAATTATATACTGCAGCTCCTGATATTGCAGTAAATATGGCTGAGTTAAAATTATTATTTGTATTAGATGCAGTCATTGTTCCTGCAGGTCTAACCCCTCTCTGCTTTAACCTACCAGCGTTAAGAACAACTATCCCTAAATCAGGATAAACCAATCCATACCCACCTTTACCGTATCCGTTCTGTACAGTAGCAGACGTATCAGTAGTTAATTCACCTTGAGCTATTGTTCCACTAACTACACTATAAACCCTTAAACCATCTCGTATAGTCGCGTTTGCTCCACCACTATTATCAATAAGTTTAGTAATTGTATTTGTCTGAAAGTTAGCTAGCCCGTCCTCTCCAGTAGCATGACTTCCACTTAAACATAGTTCCCAGTTACCTGGATCTAATTTTTCTTTAAGTCTAGCTCTCTGAATGTTTAGTGCATATATATGATTCTCATTAACTGAGCCGTCAAAGGTAAATGTAGTATCACCAGGAGGTAAAACCAAATTAGCGTATTGAGTATATATTGCTTTAGTAGGAAAATCTTCATTAGATAATAAACTACCACTACCTTGCTTGTGGCCATACGCAACTGCGAACTGAACTGCTGAGCCTACTGCAGTTGATGAACTATTATAAACATTCCAATAATATTTACCACTATTAGAACCTGTTTGAGTTGCATCTTTATGAAATGTAGCTAGCTCACCTGTTCCGTTACTCCATAGTCCTGCAGTAACCTTTTCTTTTCTATTTGCTATAACATCATTTCCTGGGTCTAACCTTGAGTAAATTTTACCAGTTGTAGTTTTTTGAGATAATGCGTCTCTCTCTCTAACTATTTGATTAGCTATTTTTTGAGCTTCACGTACTATTGCTCCTCTTGCTGAATCTGCAGTTGATGGTAATCCATCGGCCTGCCTCTTCTCTTCATTGAGCTGATTTTTAATCGCTTCAATTTCTGAAAGTTCTTTTTCTATCTGTGCTTTTGATTTTCTGCCGTTAGCCATATTGTTTCCCTATTTTATAAATTACCACCTGATGTAGCTACCTGTTGTTTGTTAACTGAAACAGTAACAGTTGCACGTCCACCTGTCTCATTACCTATAATAGTTAATGTAGCGGTTTTATTTTCTATTGGTTGATTTTTAGCAACTACTCGGAAACTAAATCCAACTGCAGTTACTGATTGAGCAGATTCATCATCTCCAACAAAAGTAGGTATAGTAGCACCTTGCATTAATAAACTCTTAACTGGAGAACTAACTTCTAGAAAAGCTACATCTGAATTACTTAAGATTGCTGTATACCCTAGTGTCGAGTTACCACCTTCAAAGTTAGATGTATTTGGTTTAATTTCTACTGCATCACCTCCCGCTACTAATGTAACTGATGATTGTGGTACTGTTATAACTGGTATACGTGTAGTACTTTTTCTTAATGATACTAATTTATACTTCATCGTCTGTGTTTCGTCAGGAATTGCTTCTATTAGAGGCATATTATCAATAGCTATTCCATAAAAATTAGTTCCTAGAGAATGAGCTGGATTCCATAATCCATAGTCTACTTCATCATCAGCTAATGCGAATTGTGTTATTTTGAAATCCTCAGCTCCTTTAGCTAAAATTTCTCTACCTTTCTTAGTTAAGATAGCGTCGATTGTTATAGATGTGTTATCTAAATATCCCATGTTTTTATCCCTCTATATAATTTATCTACATATAAATATGGTGAATGTAAATAAATCAGTTATTATTCTATTTTTATATTACCACCAAAAGATGGATCACTACTTATAATCTGATTTGGATCACCTATTGTGAAAGATACTACTGGTTCACCTGATCCGTCAGCCGCTGCTATATTAAAATCAATAGCACTAATTTGAGTACCTTTATAATTTCTGTTATCTATATTAAAATCACTTACCTGAGCTTCCTTTAACGATTTACTGTATGCAAATCTATTAACTGAGCCACCATCTTCGTACGGTTTACCAAACGAAGCACTTCTTGCTGCATGTGCACGTTTAGCTGAACCATGGTTTACATCTCCTGCTTTATATTCTACACTAGCAGAGTAGTAGTGATATGTATTTACCATTCTGAGTTCAGATTTAGTATAATCACATACATGCTTTATACTAGCTGAAACTTTATAATCAGGTGTAGCTACTACAATGTACTTGGTAGCTGCTCCACTTCCGGATTTGAATAAGCTTTTAAATGAATACGGTGTACCTAATACTTGATTACCAACTGTAATAGTTCCACCTATATCAGCTAGCGGGGAATTAACTTGATGAGATACAACACTACTAGCGTTACTTTGATTAATTTGATTTCCTACCCCTTGTGACTGTGCAGTCTGGGAGCTTAGTAAAATAAATGGTCTATTACTATCGTTAACTAAAACTGTTTGATATGCAGTAGTGTTAGGGGTATGCGTTGGAGATGTTTGAACAAACTGTTGAGGTGCACTCGATAATTTTAATACTGAATTACCTCCGGCGGTTTTAGGAGCTACTGCTCCTGTTGTAGTCTGTGGTTCAAGTGCAAAACCTGCTTGAGCAACTTCAGGTTTACCACAGCTTATATCTGTAGGAGCTTGTGCTCGTGTAAACGATTTAGCATCTAAAGCTATATTTTGTGCCTTAGTATCTCCTGATATTGATAGCTTTCCTCTACTACGTATTTTAGATCGTTCTATAAAGTGTGGTTCAATTATAACTCCTAAGTCAGCATTAGCTCTTGCTGGTAGATAACGCTTTATAAGAGTAAACATTGACATATCATACTGCTTTAATTCATTTAAGTAAACTGATTTACTAGTATCTCTAGTATACTTGTTCCAGTACTTATTATTTATTATTGCTAACTCTTCATACCTATCTGTATACGCTTCTCTTGGATTACCAATAAAATTATCTAATTGTTGACCACCAATATGATTAAATAAATCACTGTTTACTTGATCAGTAGGTGAGAAATAAATTCCTAGCTTATTACTATCTAACGCATACTTATCTGAGCTAGGTGCTTCTGCTCGAGCTTCACTGCTTAGATGACGTATAAGCTTATTTTCTTCAACTCGTACTTTATTACTAGTATAATTGTTTGGTCCGAGCTCAGGAGTATCAATATAGCTATAACCTTCTGTAAATCCATATGTAGGTTTATTAGGAAAATTAAAAGCAGTCCCAGAAACATTAAATGTTTTTAATGTGTCCCAATGAGTTCGAGTAATCTGATTTGGATGTTGACTCTCTATAATATTAGATGCTGAAGTTGAGTTTAACCCAGCACTACCTGACCAGTGATTAATTTTAGTATCTAGCTTTAATTGTAACAGCAATTCAGTAAATGTCTCTGTACCTGTATTGGTTGAGTACATCTCAGGAGCTAGTGTGTGATTTTTAAGAGTTTTTTGATTAATAGGGTTAGCATAATAACGCAATTCCTGTAAAGATCCGTTAAACGGGTCTCCAAATGCAGTATTCATTGATTCTCTATAACTATCAGGATTACTTGATGTAACAAATCCTCCTAAATATGCTCTAGTAGAGTTATTTAAACTACCTGACCATGCATTATTTATAGAACTTGAGTAGAATCCTGCATCTGAATCTTTTGAGCTAGCGGTTACAAATAAACTAGCTGAAACAGTTTGATCTATATCACCATAACCAGCTCTCATAGCAGTTAATTCATATTCAAATAAACTACTACTATGATAATTTGTACTTGCTTTTCTATTAAGAAGAATCGTCCACCAACCTGTATTATCTTCTTTTTTATTAGTTGATTCAAATATTTTTGCTTTTCCGGTTTGAACCTTAACGTATCCGTCACCGACTGTAGCTGCGGTGCTAGAGGCTCTTGATTGAGACATTACTAATTCGAAATGACCAAAATCAGTAAGACCTTGTATTCTACCTGACCCATCTCTTCGTCTTGTAGATGAGTGACTTCTATGCAGCACTATACCCATATCATTATTAACTTGCCAAAGTGATTGACTAAATGATGCATCTCTATTATTTATAGATTGTGGTAGGGTGTTAGGCCAAGCTCTAAACTCTACTGCGTCTGGGGTTACAGCTTCTACTATATCTGAACCACCAACATTAAATCTTACTGATTTAGCTGCATCAACCATTTGTGCATGTGGTCCCCAGTTAGTAGCAATAGATTGACTATTAAAGTTAAGGCAATACCTAAATTGATGCTCCTTATACCTAGTAACTTGTTCGGATTTTTTACTTGACCCATACTCATTTATAGGTAATATATGCTCAGGTATACCGTAGCAATTAAGTATTCCACGTATTCCAGCTTCAGTACCTTTTGCTTTTAATAAAAATGGTAGATTGTTGACTAACCTCTTCCACACCTCTGCAGTCCTCTGCTTAGAAGTTAACGTCTTAATAGATGAAGTTGGATTATTTTGAATCACATGTCCATTATCGCCTTGACCTAACCTGTAATACCAAAGATCTTGGTTAGGATCACCATCCAATAGGTTTATACCATACGATTTTCCTATATGATAAACTATATCATCAGAAAGTCCTACTCTATTTTCGAAATTACTATTCTGTAGTCTACTATTAAGTTGAGTAAAATATTTTGTATATGTCCAGGATACATCATGTGATTGACCTACTAAGTCAAGAAACCTTAGGTAAGTTTCATTGGAGGATTTACCTGTATCGCTTAAATATTGAGGTACAGTTTTCTGTAATAAATTAGGGTTCCATTTATCAAACTGACTAGCAGATGATAGTGTCTCTGTTTGCCAGTTTGATACCTTAGAGCTTGTTAGATTTAATAGTTCATAATTAGGTCCTGGAATAAATACACTATGCACTGCCCAGTCAAATATCTGATCTAAGTTCCATTCTAAATAATCTTCTGTCCATAAATCGTTCTTATATGAACCTGATAGTTTAGGGAACGGTTGTAATGCAGACCTCGACCAGTCTAATGTTCCACCACCTCTTGAGCCACTCGATATAATATACTTCGACTTAGAACCACTCTCGAAATACAGCCATTTTTCAAAATCATCAAACTCGTTTATTAATTTTACTTTTTTATCTACCCACTTCTTTTGATATTTTTTTACATATTTTGATCCATGTGACCCGGTATACTCATATATGTAGATATCACTTGCAGGGTATTCACTGTAATCATACTTTCTAGCTTGAGTATCAAATCCTCGAATCTTTCTTAATTTATATATAAAATTATTAACCCTAGCTTCGGCTGACGAGAAGTGTACAAAATTTTCAATAACACTATAATCAATATTTAACCTAACTCCATCTAAACTTCCGCTATAGTTATTTATAAGATCAGATTTAACGTCTGAATCACTTCCTAATAATTCGTTATAATTCTTATAACCTGTCTGCAGTCTAGCAGTTTCATCTAGACATAAATCAAAATTAGGACCTGCTATATTGGTACCTAAAATTTCTATACCGCTATCTAACTGAATTCGGTTTATCGATGGTCTAGCAGCTTCTGCAGATAGCCAACCTATTTGATCTGTAGTAATATTAAGCGGTAGTGGGTTTAGGAGTTTTAGTAATATAGTTTCTGGTTGATCACCTTGTAGAGGAAATATATCATCTATTACCCAAGATACTACTTGATAGTTTCTGTTAAACCCAAAATTAGCTGTAATGTTAGTCCATAAGGGGTTATTAGGTATTGCAGCAACATTGTAAGGTGCTTGTACGTTACTAGTTACTTTAAGTTTTTGAAATCGGCTGTAGAATGTTTCGAGTAATTCGTCGTTTACATCTTCATCAAATAAATCAGTTGCAACTAATCTTACCTCCTTTCTTGATTTACTTATTTTACTAATTTTAAACTTAGGACCCATTGGGGCTCCAGCTGCATCTCTATGAAAGTTATATACTGCAGAAAATACACCACGCTCTAATCCTAAATCTCTAAGATCTTTATTTATATTTAAGTCTATTTGAGGTGCACCGTCTGTATCAGTTGAAAGAGACCACCCTTCTACCTTATGGTTAGATTTTAATAACTGTGAGTTTAGATCATATATATGCATCTCAATTCTATCAAAATCACTCGTCCCAAATGGCGGGTCTTGCATATAACCATTGATAGGATTTAATAAAGATAGATCATTATCCTCATAGTATTGAGCTCTTAACTCACCTGCAGATATTAATATGTCACTGTTATTTATGTAGTTATCTAATGGCATTACTGTTTCCCTACTAGCTCGCTAAATGAAGTATCTATAGTACGCTTATATTGATTAAAATTAAAAGCTCTACTTCTTAAACTAACCTTTAATTTAGATGTATTTGATTCATCTAAAAATATTATACCTTCAGCATTTCTAGTGATAGGTATATTTATTTTTTCTCTGTCGCCAATTATTACAATTTCTTGATCGCTTGCAAGTTTAGAATCACTAGCTAGCTCTCCTAATGAATCTCTTATATTCTTTCTATCAGCTATATCACTATCTTCAAGGCTTAATATAATATCACTATTCTCTAATGCTGGACGTGTTACATCATCAACTAATTTTATATCAGCTACTAGAGCTGTTCCACCGTATGTAGCTTTACCACCATCACCTTGTAATACGAAGCCATCAATACCTGAATTTTCAGTTTTAGTAACCTCTTCCTTTAATACAGTAAACAGTGGAGTTCCGTGTGAATCAACAAATGTAACTGTATCAGGTATATCTATAGGTTCTGGTTCTGGTTCGGTTAATGTAACGGGTTCACCTTCATCTACTGGTTCAAATTTACAGGTTCCATCATCTAATAAAGCAAGCGGATCGTAATTAAGTGCATCTGGATCTGTACAACCTCTTTTAAATTCAGGTATTGTAATTACAGGAGCTGATATACTCGAGGTTGCAGTAGATTGTAAATCTATATTTATATTGTTCTCGTTTACTATATTAATAGTTGGTGTTGTTATATTCTTTTCACAATTCGATTGCAGCTCTAAAACTAACTCGGTTGGTGTAATAGGTGCTGGTGGAGTTGCTATATCCTGTTCATTTAAAACTGGTGGTCTTTGCGGATCTTGCTTAACCTCTACTTCTTTTATAACCTCATTTGATTCTTCGATAATTTTATCTACCTCTGTCTTAACTGGAGAGTCTGGTAGCGGTCTTTCAGGATCCGGTATTGGAGGTGGTGGTGGAATTTCTTTAAGATATTCAGGATTAGGTCTAGGTATTGCAGTTAGAACAGGTGTTTTAGTAATAGGATTTTCTACTAACACATTTGTAAATATAACTGGAGGTGTTGTATCTCCACCGTTACGTATAGCTGCATTTGCCATTCCTGCTGGACCTTGATTATTAGGTAGTATCCCACGAGTAGGTGAATCACTATTAGTCAAAGCTACACCTGCAAGGTATGCATCAGTAGCAGGTTGAGGTGGTGGATTAGATACAGTCATTCCAGCATTAACTGCTGCTTGCTGTAAAGGTGTTTGCCCTTGGTTAGCAATCTGCCTAGCTCTTTGTATACCGCTTATATTTGATCTGTTAGCTGCCATTATTTAACCTTGAAGTAAAAGTTCTCGTCATATACTACAACTGATGCATCTGATTGTGTAACTTGAAAGCACAATTTATAATACCGTTCACGCATGAATGAGCTCATATCAAGGTTAAAATAATTTCCATTTGAATCACAACTTAGTTTAGTACCTTTACTGTTATAAGGTACTACAAATTCATCTGTCAGCGCATCTTTAATTCCGTAATATGAACTTGTTGGTAGAAAGTTTATAGATTTATAATTAGATTGAGTAGAGAAGGTTTTTACCGGGTATCTATCTCTACCTAGCACGCGTATTTTTGGCAACTCTTTAGTAGAATATTCATGTTTTAAATTTTTAACATAAACTACACCCTCATCACTTTGTAGTTCAGTTAACCCAGTTGAATCAAAAGAGGAATCATCATACACTACCTCCAGCTTTGGTTGATATACTGTATTAGTTTCTCTTGAAAAGAATTTAATTGAACCATACTGGTTAGTATCAGTCTCTTGAGACCCTGATCGCATAATTATGATACCATCATTTGGTACACTTGCTGACATTATATAGTTTATTATCGGGGTTACATTCATACGTATATCTGACGATTCACCATTGAATGATTGAGTTCCGTAATAATTAGAGTACCATGTACCACCACCTGTAACATTAGAGTAAAGCATATTAGAATTAGATGCTAATGATCTAGATGTCCATTGAATATCCTTTGAGGCTAGGTATTCTATAGTAGGATGTTTTTTATTTCTATACTTCCAACTTACACCTAATTTATCATACCCGTTTAGCCTAGTTGGCTCTAATGCCCTACCAGTACCGTTTTCCCATGACTGAGAGACTGGGTAAGCAGCTAGAGTGTATTCTCTAGCTAATTCAGATGCATCAGTTTGAAATAAGTTAAGAAAAAAGGTTGGATCAGATATCTTACCAGATGCTATAGATGCACTAATATTATCTAGAGGAAATTTAATTAACATTCGACTCGTAAATATTCCAGCAGATGAAGAAACTTTACTAAGCTCTACTATACTATCTATACCGGTATTCATGCTCCCAGTTTTTTCGTACATTGTAGCATCTATGTCTGCGTATATTGTCTTTATCATTTTAGTGCCCTTATATGTTTGTTACACGACCTTTTATATTACTATTAGGATATTTTATTTCAAATATACTAGGATCGAGGGATGGATATACGACTTGATTTCTTGTAGCCTGATGTATATCGTATATATTACCAGAGTATCCTGCTTGAGCATTATGTAAATTAAATACCTCAATATTGGTAATACTCTGTACACCCATTATTGATGCAAGGTCTGTATATAAATCAGCTAAAATAATAGGTTGATTAATCTGCCACATATCAATATGAAATACTGCTTTCATTTTCTCAATACATTTTATTAGAATATCATTACTATTAAATCCAGGTAACGTTATAATCTCAAAATCGAGACCTATATTTATAATATGTGCATTCTTTATCGTAATTGAGTCAGTTAAAAGTCTATAGGGACTCAAATAATTTTTTATATTTTCTTTAGTAGCAGGGTTACTTTTTGTAAGTTTCTTATTATGATCATAAGATAATACATACAGACAGACTGCAAATGGATTTTTTAATCGTGATGATTCTGGAGTATTGTTTAATTTTTCATCCTGTGTAGTATATACTTTAGCTACTGACCCATATATTGCTGGCATAGTTAAAGTACGTATCATATAATCATCTTTACTTACTACCCGTCCTTGAGCATTGAAATGCGCTAATGCATTATTACGTATTTCATCTACTGTTTCAGAACCTCTACCACCTTGAGCCGGACTGGGATTAGTAGCTGCTACTGAATTAACTGTATTAGTATACAGTGTACCATCTAATCCTGCTCCATCACTTAAGTATGATATAAAATCTATGTCATTTATCTCACCTGATACTACATTATCTTGCATTCCATTACCAATACTATACTCTATAGTTAGAGTTGTATTACCAGGTGCTTGACCATATGCCTTTGTAAACATAAAGTTACTGGGGTCAATAAACTCTCTAGACATCTTATTAGAAGTAGGTAATAGTGATCCTGCGTTTAGTGGATTAGGTACAATTTCCTCATCCGGTTTAGTAGATGTTCCTGAACCGAATTCTAAGATCATCTTCCCATCTTCGCGAATCTTAGTAGTAAATCGCTTAGAGGTTTTATTAATCTTAAGGAGGTAAGGTGTCTCATAATTATACTCTGTCAACTCCGGGTCATTATATTGGTTATTTGTTATTCGCTTATGTACTGTATCTTGAGCGAGAAAGGGTACCTCTGACCAGGTATTACCATCACTATCTGTAACTTTATCTATAGATATAATATTTGTTCTACTTAGAGGTATTTGCAGATATGCTTGAGCGGGTCCAACACTTATTGTTTGAGTCACCCTATTACCTGATTGAAACGATGCTCGCTTTTTCAATAAGTAAAAGGTAGGTTCACCTGTTGTTTCGTCTACCGTAAATATAGATATATCAGTTTCGTTATTCGATCCAGAAATACTAAAATCGACTGGAGCGTCTCTTCTAAATGAAGTACCGGAAGTTGACTTTACTCGCATACCACCCTCTACTGCTAAACAGTACCTAAAATCTGGTCGATTATTATTCCCTGAACCGATGGATGGAACTGTTTGGTATATATCTACATCAACTATTGCAGCTACTGATTGTTTAGGTTTATAGCCTAGAGCTTGAGCTAGCAATATAATATTTTTTTTCTCTGATGCGTATGGTAGTAGTGATTCCTTAAATTGCTTATCAAGGTAGAAACTTAATACATCACCAACGTAAGCTGTTGTCTCAAGAAACATCATACCAGGGGATGATTCATTAAAATCGTTAAAGGTAGTTGGGTAGTAGGTTCTAGCAAAATCTACAAGATTTTTTCTTAATGATGGAAAATCTTTACCAATATATTTTATATCTTTTGATATTTTTTCGTTTACGTTTGACATAATTATCCTATAAATTCTCTACTATTACTGCGCCTGATGGATCAAATATAAATGTAACATTAGTAAACTCCGCTACATCATCTGCCACTGACATTTCTAATGCTATCTTTATTCTATATTGATTAATTTCCTGTATATCTCGTATTATATCTATTCTGTTTAAATTTATAAACGGAAGCCAAAATTTAATTGTATCTAATATTTCGCTTCTAATTTCTCCTTCAATTCTTGATGTATTAGGTTGAAATAAAAATCGACGTAAATTAGTGCCAAAATTTGGTTGCATATACCTCTCACCCTTATGAGTTAAGAGTAAATTTACTAAATCAGTTTTTGCTTGATCTAATGTAGTATAATTGAGAGCAAAATTAGATTGACCACCCCCAAACGGGAGCTTAATACCTAATGCTATATCATCTCTACCAAATAATTGTGCCATACCTTACCTTTTAAACTTTTTTACTAATTCACTATAATCCCTTGTTAATGCTTTAGCTACCCCTGCGTCTACTTGAGTGTTACGAGTAGATGCACCTCGCACATCAGTTTTAGGTACCATTTCATCTAACGTTGGAGTACTAGTTTGAGTGTTACCACCATACCCCATTTTAGAAGCTAGAGAGTTTTTATTAAATGTATGAGCATTATTAGAAGTAAATGCTCCGTTACCCATTGTTTGATAGTCATCAGCTTGCTGTGATAATCTAGATGCATTACCATTCGCTATATCTCCTGCTGTCTCGTTCAGTATTGCATTTAAAGTAGCATTTTTAGTATACTGCTTTGCTTGTTTGCGCTTAACTGTGCTACGATTGCCCGATCGCTCAAGACCCAATACCTCTTTTAATCCAGTGGTAGGTGCTTTTCTTATAACTTTTTTAGTTTGCTGTTCATTTAAAAGACTTCGTACCTCTTTACGAACTTCTTCTCGAACAATTTTTCTTATAACTTGTGCTAATTTGTTTGTTGACATAATTCTCCTCTAAATATACTTTATCATATATAAATATAACCTATTCTAATTTATAGGTTAAAAAGCCTAAGCAACTCCCAGGAAAGGTATAGGTGTTGGAATAGGACTTGGTACTGCTGGCACTAACCCGTTATATATTCCACCAACTAGAGTTAAATGCTGTATAAACCCTCCTACAAGTATGCCAGCTATTGCTCCGCATTGATTGCTATGGAATGCATCATTAATGGTTGATGCAAGTGCCATTAAACCTGCAGTACCTGGATTATTAACTGTAGGATTCAGCCCAGGTACTGGTGCTGCTGCAGGAATATGTGGTGGCATCGGGTTAAATTGTGCTCCCATCCAGGCGTTTACTGTACCTGTAGCTGCTGGTATCCAATTAGGCACCTGAGGATCTATACCCTCGGGTGGTATACCTGCTGAGTCAAATGCTAGTTTAAATGAGGCTTTCCAACCATCCTCCATAATCGATTTTTGCCAACCACTCAATAAAGTACCTTGTGATACAGTAATAGCTGCTAGTCCAGTAATAGCTAACTCATACTCATCAGTAATCTTCTTAGCTGTAGGAGCTCCTGCTTCTTCCCACTCCTCACCACCTTCTGCGTCTCCACAAAACCATGGGTTCATTGCTGCTGTAAATCCTGGCCATAATGCTGGCATAATTATCCTCTGTTATCCGTTTCTTTGCACCCATACAGTATCACTATAGCTAGTTGCTAGTGATGCTTTTAAAGTTGCTATATCTGCTTGTTGTGATGCATATTGTGGAGCTTGTATAGGTGGTCCCGATGGACCTACCGGTGTTGGATGTATCTCTCCTTGAAGTGTTGTTAACATTGCGTCAATAATATCACATAAAGTACTTTTCCATAAATCATCCTCATCACCTAAGACTAGAGGGTGACCTTTAGTAGCTTGAGTAGCTCCGACACCACCATCGTCCTCTGATTGTTGAGATTTACCAAGATAAATAAGTGGTGCTTCTATCTCAAGCTTTTCTGTTGCGTTTAAGTATATTGATGGTGTATCAACTAAGAGTTCACTACCTGCATCCAGCGTCATATCTGTTTCAGTTGTTAGCCCGATACCACCTCCTCCAAAAATATATGTACCAGCCTCACGGCTATTAAATACTAAACGATTAGATGTTAATAATATCTGACCTTGTCGCTCTCCCTCTCCATCTATTAGATCATCTGTAGTTGGTGCAGTAAGATCTTCACCTACTGTATTCTCCCCTGCTTCGAATGATAATGCATCATACTTAGTAGAACCAAATGTTAATGGTAATGTTTGACCTCGAGTCAACCAAATAGAAGATGCTTCAAGATCAGGTGCTTCAACAACATGCTCTCCACCATCCTCGAGATCCTGATCTTGACCGTTACGTATGATTAATATTGGTTCAGCTGGATCATCAGTTGATGGGTCAGACCATATATTTTCAGGACCGCTTGTTGCTTTAACTGCGGAACCAAATCGTATTGATTGACCAAACCTTCCCTCAAGCGTCAGATCACCTTCATAAGGTTGTATAGGTCGTATTTTTGGCTGCTCTTTAAATGTTTCACCTAATTCAATATCACCACCCTCATCTCCAGCTATATTAGGATTACCGAAACCAGCTTCTTTATACTCTTCAATTTTAGATGCCATTTCATCATCAGCTGATGGATCAGGTATACTAAGGAAGGGTATTGAATTATGGTGAACGGATCCCCATAGATTTAGTATGTCATGATAATACAATTGTTCAATATCAACATTGTTTACACTTAGCTTTGATACATGAGATGTAATAAGTACAATTTCATGTATAACTGGGTATTGCTTTACATTTCTAGTAAGAGGTACTGCCCACGGTAGGTTTTCAATATCAATTAAATTTTGATCAGTATGGATACGTCTAATCTGTATCATACCAAATTGTTCCTCTGGATCAGGTATTGAGCTATCGTAATGAGGGTGATCAACATTAAGTATAATATCGACTACCTCTGCAGGCTCAGTATTGATTTCAGTAATGCGAAGATTAGCTGAATGCTCTAGATCTTGAGGTGTTACCGGTGTCTGAGGACCAACCGGATTATAAAACTTAGCTTTATTATTCCTTATTTTTTTGTAGCCCATTGCTTATACCCTTAACTGTGTCGTCGATCTTTTTATTAGTATGGTTGATAGCTTCCAGTTCATCAAGAAGCTGCTGCTTCTCTTCTTCAGAGATACCAAAATCGCCTTCACCTTGCACGTTATTACCAATTAATCGCTGAACTACTGCTAGTAATTTAGCCAATTGATCATCATTTTTTACGCTTACCTCAAGGTAGTCTTTTATTAAAGGTACTATTAATGTTGCATCACCGATGTTAGTCACAAACGGCTTTAATTCTGATATAAGTAGGTTTATTTGTGACTCTTTTTTCTTAGATGCACCGTATAAATCCTTAGCTATATCGGAAAAACTCTTTCCTTTAAATATTTCACTATCTTTATCCATATATAATAATTAGAAATATTTAGAGTTTTGATCATATGCAGGAAGCTTTCCTTTAATATTATATTCCTCCCACATATAATTATATATTTTTCTCATCTGATTCACCACTTTAGTAATGTATTGCGTCTTTACGTCTGCCATCTCACGTATCAATATATATAGAGCTTTCTTATTATAAATCTCTAAATTGTCTCGTCGACGAAAAAGTTCCGCTATTGCTGCAGCTACCCTAATATCCTTCTTGCGCGTAAATATAACATTAAGATTATCATCCCAGAATTCTACCATGAGATCGGTAAAATCTTTTTTAGATTCTACATACTCAGCTCGTACTATTTCATTAGTAATATTACGTGATAAATCTACTACAGTTAGATCAGTCTTCTGTTTCATCTTTTTATAATTTTCATTATTATTATAAATTAAATAGTTTTTAGCTACTATACTGAAGTATGAGTATGCTTTAGATCCTTTTGTTGGATCAAATTTATCAATCTTTTCTATAAGATAAGCTACCACTTCTGCTTGTACATCAGCATAGCAATCATCGAAACAATAGAATTTAAAGGTATGAATTATATTTTCAGCTAACTTCATAAAGGGTTTATGAATATGCTGGGAGTAAACTTTATTACGTAGATGATAATCTGGTTCATTATTATACGCTATAATAGCTTTTTCGTTTTCTTCAAAAAAGTACCCGCGGCGCTTTTTTTGTTTTGTAGCTTTACGTTCAGCTTCAAAAATTGCATACCATTCATAAAATTCTTGTACAGGTGAAAGGCTAGAGCTCGTTTGAGTTAGATTCATCATTATCTCCTAAGTTGTTTATTTTACCAATAATAGATTTGAGTTCTTTAAAGAAATATCCAACTTCATCATCAGATGAAAATGCTCCTCTCTTATCTATCTTCTCCATTTCCTTGTTCATGTTAGTGATAGTTTTAGAGAATTGAACAAACCATGTTTCTAAATTCGTTATATATTCCTCACCTCGCTCATACTTCTTAAGTATATTGTAATTGGCATACAGTGAGCATATTAATGCTATGCTTAAAATTATTATTGCTATTATCATTTGAATAACTCATCAAATAGTTTACTAGTATCTGCTCCAGTATTAAGTTGTGAAGCAGGATTTGGTTTCTTTTTAGGGACAGATTTCGGTGCAGCTGCTGGTTTCTTAACTACATGATCCATCATCTTGTCTTTAGATACATCTGTTAATGTTCGATTACCTTGTAGCCCGTTTTCACCATACTTCCATCGCTCCCACTCTACTCTAGAAGCCATCATATCAGCTTGATGGAGTATAAGAGGTAAATTTGAACGTAATCTAGAGTCAGGATTAAAACTAACTAGATATGGCTTATTAGCTTCTTCATACATACCATCATGCGTCCGTATACCTAAGAACTCATTCCAAGAGTATTTAATACCAAAATGCTGTAATAAAAATAAACTTCTATCTGGAACAAGACTAAATTCAGTTTTAGGATTTACTGTATACAGAGCTCCCTGGTTCTTTCTATGCCATTCAGACGTGTTGGGTATGTAGGTATCATTCTCTAGATCACCTATCTTACCTAAATCATGATTTAATGCAGCAAACATTAACTCTTCAACCGAGTAGTTGTCAGTGTAAGCACCTTGCATCATCCAGGAATTGTATAGATCAAATGAACAATCCATAACACGTAAAACATGATCCACGTAACCACCTGGAAAACAATTATGGTAATGCTCCCTAGAGCTTGCAGGGGCGAACATCATTCTATCTGCAAAGTAGTTATACATTTCTAATAACTTGTCTTGTCGTTCACCACTAAATTGGTGTGTAATACGACCAATTAAATCTGCCCAGTTTCCTGTAATTTGTTTTTCGTTTAATTTCATATATTAATTAATTATACCGTCTATAACGCCCAACTTTTGAGCATCTTTTGCGGATAAATAAAGGTCAGTTTTTGTTTGTTCAGACCAGAATTTTTTATCTTTTGATGTCTTCTCACCTAATAATGCATTAGCCATTTCTTCTAGATGTGAATTATATTTATGTGCAGCTTTTAAATCTGATGACTTACCTGCTTGCATCGATGAACCTTCATGTATCATTATTGTTGACCTCTTGCTAGCATATCTCTTACCTGTACCACTGGCTAGTATCATTGCACCTGCACTCATTGCTTTACCTCTACATATTGTATTAACTTTAATGTTACTGTTTTTCTCCAGACTTTCAATATAATCGATTATACCGAACATCTCATACACATCACCACCTACAGAGTCAATAACTACATTAATTGGTGAATCATCACCCTCTTGACGATTACGCAATATAGCTCTACACCTAACCATAAAATCATATAAACCGAAATCTTCAATTTCACCTATAATATAGATAATACTATCTTCTACATCTACTGCAAATTCTATCTCTTTATAGAGATGCTTTTTCTCAAGCTCATCTTCATAATAAACTTCCTCGTCAGATGCGTTTGAGTTTTTATTCAAATCTTCTTCTTGCTCCTCGTAATTACCGTATATATTCTTTGACATATTTAACCTTTTAAAATTTGCTTTAATTTATCTACTTGTGATGTTTTACCTTCAAAAGCCTGTTGAACACTCAATGCGTCATAACCTAATGCACATGCTAGCTGCTTACATACTCTTTTAAAATCATGTATGTCTATATTTTCATTAACATCTAGTTCAACCTTCTGTATTTCATTAGAATGAGTACCACGAGTGTATATTAGTTTATCCATATAGTATAATATACGAAAAAAAATTAAATAAACAAACTTATTTAACTTTTATTTTTCTAGTAAGTTTCCGGATTTGCACCTCCAAGGGCTTTCTATCTTTCTTAAATTTAGCTTTAGCTAATTTCTTCTTAAGAGTATATATCTTTGATGCATCATTTCTTCGTTGAGTTTCTCGTTCACGCTTAGTTAATCGTTTTTTATTACTAACCTTCTCAACTATAGTTACTGGTAATGTGCCTTCAAGAGCAGGTTGCTCTTTACCTTTATGATAAACCTTACCGTCCTTATCTACAAACTCTGTCATCCATTGCCAGCCTTTTGGTCGACCTGTAGGGGCATACCTGGGAGTAAATTTAGGAGGCTCAGTAACTTTATTTACACATCTATGACAAAGGGTAGCAGTTGTATCTACATTAACCTTTACCCACTCTCCGCATAAGTTACCTTTCCACCATCTACCACCCTCAATGCTATTACGACATATCATGTATCGTTCACCACCGTCAGTGTAACTATTGTAAACAGTTTTTATTTTCTTTGCCATATAATTAAATATACGAAAAAAAAATAAGTTAACCAACTTATCCTTTATAAGGGTTCGGGTTATGTGGTTTGTTTGGATTGTGTTTAGGTCGTTTGATAACACGCTTTCTACGTTTATCGTTAGTACTTAATGATTTTTGCTTTGAATCACCATGGTATAGTGTGTGCTCGCTTGATTGCTCAGCAGCTGGAATATTTTTTTCAACTGGTAAGGGTATATCAGTCTCAGTAACAGAATTTTCTGGTAGTTGCAATTCTTCATCCTCCAGTATATCGATCAACGCATCTAATCCAATTTCAACCTTTTCCGGTTTAGATATATTCGTCTCAAGATCATCCATTACTAGATCCTTTCTCTCAACCTTAATACTACTAGATAAACTGTTCGGATTTAAACTTGAACTATGCACTTTAATATCCCAGTTATCTTGACTATACTCTTGATCTTTTAATCTTGCTTGATTATTAGCAACACGAGTTTTTAATTCACTTGATGGGTTCTCAATGTTCAAAGGTACTGGGTAGGGTGTGTTAAACTTTTTACCGACTGGTACAGACATAGTAACTTTAGGAGTTATTTGTGCAAATGCCATATTAGCTGCTACTACTAACGCTATAGCTAAAGGATCAAATACAAATATAATTAATAATAAGAACCAATTAACAACAACTCCCATATCCTTACCAGTTATTTCAGCTAAATATTTTAAAGGACCTAGCTCACTCTCAGCTTCATTAGATATCTCTTTATCTAGCAATGCCATATCTGTTTTATTAATAGAATCCATTACAGCTTCCATCTTTAAATTTATAACATCTCTGTTATTAGTAGCTGTAGATAGTTCACCTTGAAGAGCTCTTCTTGCTGAAGATGATGATGTTGTAATTAACGTACCTGATTCCTTATCTATGTACTGCACTTGCGCTGGATTAGATAGAGCGACTCTTAGATCTGATATTGATTTAGATAATCCCTGCTTTTCTATCTTAAGATCCTCTTTCTGCTCCTCAAATCTAATCTGTTTTTGATTTAGAATCATAAGGGATTTGTCAAGTAGCTCTGATTGAGTAGCAGTGGATTGATATGCGCCTGATAAGAATCCATATATACCACCTGATGTTATTAGTATTAACACAAGACATGCTATAGATAGATATGCTCGTAAACCTTTATTTATTGTGTCCCAATACTGGTATAGTAAAGATGCAACAACCAATTTTGCAAACTCTAATGAACCAGCCATAATCATAACTTGTAAGCTTGCTCCCGCAAACAACTTACTTAATCCATAAACAGAATAGAATGCAGCACTACCTGAAACGGCAAGTGCACTTAGCGTAATTATAATTGGAAATAAGTGTTTCTGCATTTTACCCCTCGAGGTCAGCGAAGTTATCTATCTCAGTAATTAGACGTCTTAATTTAGCAACCAACTTAACTGCTTCTGATTTACTTATAGCGTTAGCTTGAAGTCCACGCTCTAACGTTTCTAATAAATTAACGATTGCTTCCGCTCTTGACTGTACTTGTTCTTTATATTTCATATTATTCCTCTTATTATAAATATCTATTATATATTATTATATATAAATTATTAATATTATTATTATATATAAATTATTATTATATATAAATTATTATTATTATTATTATTATTATTATTATTATAAATTATAGAATATAATTAAAATAAATCGTAAAAGCAACTGTTTTATACTAATTCTGCAGATTTAATTTGCTCACAGAATAAGAATACACCGTCTTTACTAAAAACCTTCTCGATATTATTGCAATTATCACGTAGATACTCTACCCAAACTCGTACCATTTTGTTTTTATCATCAGAATTATAACCTAACGATTTTGGTGACATTTGATGTTCAGGTATACTTCTATGTATTACCCAGTATTCATCCTCATACTTCCATACTTTTCTATTCATGATGTATTTTTTAAATTGACGTGCGGGCCAGCTTTTTATTGTTTTTCTATAACCTTTTTAACTTTAGAATCTATACCGTATTTGCAATTGATCCAAGTTCTTTCATGAAAATAGTATAAGATGAACTTAGTAAATAGTTCTAATGCCCCTATTTTTAATCCTACTAAAGGGCTACCAGTAATAAACCACCCTAAGGCCATTGTATCTATGGTCCCTACGATCCTCCAACTAATAGTTTTTAATAAACTCCTTCTCTTACTTGCAAACATCATAATAGACTCTACTTAATAGTTATAGATTTAGGTTTAGCCTCATCTGCAATTGGTGCAAATAGAGTTAGTAAACCATTTTCTAGTTTAGCTTGTAAATTTGATAGATCAAATCTTCCGCTTATTCTCCATCCAAAGTTGAACGCTCGTTTAGCAATGTTTCTCTGAATGTATTCTGCCCCGTTATGGCCAGCTTCTTTTTTATATTCTACTCGAAGAATATCTCCCTCAATAGTGAGCTCAATATCCTTTTTAGTTAACCCAACACAAGCAATATCTATATTAAGACCGTCATTGGCCTCGTATATGTCTACTGGATGGTTTAGTTTAGTTGCATCTGCAAACTGGTAGTCTACATCTGTCTTGAAAAAGTCCTTGAAAAGGACGTCGAATGGCGATGTGCCGAATGGTGTTAAATTTCCCATAATAAATCTCCTTAGATAATTTTAATTATTAAACATTATTGTTTTAATATAACTTGCTGACCCGCAGTATCAATAAGTTATTTAATATAAATATACGAAAAGTATTTTAAACTACCAACTTAGTTATGGTTTATTAGTGATGTATTAATAGGTGGTACTTGTATAATTCCATTATATACCTGAAATGCTGGATCAGTACAGCAAGCTCCTCCACCTCCCGTCCAACCACCAGTTGTGCAATCATCTATTACTAGCATATCAATAGTTAAAACATCTGGGGTACATGTTGGACCCACCTCAACGGTAAAACTCACTGTGAACGGACCTGTGGAGGTAGTTCCCCAATCTACATTACCTGTATTATCAAACCTCCACCCTGGTCCAAAGTTCAATCCTCCTATAAATGTATGCTGCAAATCCCATACCCAATTCCCTGCAGATCCTGCTGGATTAAGTGGAGTGGTTATAGGTGTTAAATTAATCCAAGCTGGGGATAAATTTATCTGAAATGCATGAATCCAATTAATGAATATTCCTGTAAAATTATTTAAAGTATATGTTACAGTAACAACATCCCCTGGTTGATAAGGTCCTGCAGGAACAGTAGTAGAAGTCTGACCAGTTATACATTGAGCGCCTGCGTTAAAACTAATCAATAAACATATTATATATAGTAACTTTTTCATCGTATTAAAGTAACCTTTCTTGTAAACCTATTATTATTAACAAATACACTAACAACATAAACGCCAGCCGCACATTCATCACCCGTCCATGGCATATTTCCATCAGCTTCAAATACCCTATTACCCCACCTGTTATATATCGTAATATACTCAATATTATCAGCTGATTTACCTCCTATAAAGTATGTTTCATTAATTCCATCCTTGTTTGGTGTAAATGAGCTCGGAAAGAATAATGTAGCGTATGGACATTCATTTATAACCACTTGATAGCTAGAGGTATCTCCTTCACATCCAAATCTAGTAGTATATACTGAAATGAGGTACTCTCCTGCAGTATCAGGCCATTGTACTGTTATTGTATTGTCAAACGTAGATACTACCTCTCCGTTAGAGATTGACCAGTAGTATATCTTATCAACTTCATAGCTTACTTGATATGATTGAGGTTCAATAGTTGCGCAATCATTATAAGTTTCTTGAGCTAATAACTGAAAAGGTAGTAATAATATTACTAACCATCTCATATTAAAAGTGTTGAATAGGTCCAGTAATTGGACCACTATTAACAATAACATTTATTGTAGTTGTACAACCCGCTAATGAGTAAGTTAGTATATAATTTCCTATACCAGATGCAGGATCAAAATTATTTCCTGTTACTCCTGTGCCTGACCAAGTTCCACCGATCGGATTACCAACTAACGATGCAGACGGATCACCTGGACAGAAAGGTCCTATGAGATTACTTGATAGACTTAATATAAATACATCTAATAATATAGGCAAACCAGGGCATCCTGCAGCGTTTGACTCTACAACTTCGACCGCATTAGAGTATAACCCTGCAACTGTACCCCAGTCAACTGTTATTAGATTAGTACCCTGACCTGTCTGTATAGAACTACCACCTCCGTTAACAGTCCATTGATAGGTTGATGTAGGTGTGTTAGTTACAAAGTACTGCTCCGCTGTTGCACCAGAACATACAGTGTCTGGATTTATAGTTGTCTGCGATATTGCGTATAACGATGTAGCCATACATAGTAAAATTAATAGTTGCTTCATAGCATTTCTCCTCTGTTTAGTTATGTGTATATATAAGTATGTAAAGGTGCACTAATAACGTGTATATTACGGTTTAGAAAATATATATGTATAAATCATATTACCGCTGATGTTTTCTTTCTTGCGATAATCACGTAATATACTACCATGCATTATCATATGCTTTTTTACTTTAGCTAATCTTGATTCATCAGTACAGCTAATACACAGTAGACCGTTAATAGTTGTTGCTCGAATTAAATCATCATTTATACTATCATATACACCTTGTAACGCGTTAGTTATCTCTTCAGCAGATAATAACTCAGGGCTATCACTTCTAAACTCAGCAGGCATCAAACGACGTTTAGACATTATACGTGTCATGTAGAAGTCAATATCAGCTGGATCCAAACCTGAGAACCAGATACTAAACTGCCTGATGTTATTATTGAACAACTCATGCTTATCTAATTTATTAACTTGCTCCCACACCATTAATATTATAACCCTATTAGACTCATCAATAGCTCTAGCATATTGAATTTGCTTGTCTTTAGATAGATTATCAAACCAATCATCGAACCTCTCTTGATACTCTGTTGAGTCAGGCCATTTACCATCCATAGCTACATCATTAAAGAAATCTTTTCGGAATTGGGGTGGCTCTGATACATTTGGTATAAAATCATCATCTATCGTATTCCATAACTCAAGATTATACACAACATTGTTACGCTTAATCTTTTTCTTTATTATTGGTCTACTCATCATTGTCATAATTTATACCTTATAGGTCCACCACCACCGGGCTTATACGACTTGCCCTGTTAACGCCGTTCGGTTCTGGGGACTTTATTAAGCCGCCATTGCCATTTCAACATGTTCGCCTGTTATGCGTGACCTTCCTTAAATCCTTATCTCAATGTCAATATCCAAGTCATCCCCATATTATATGTAATTACATATACTTTATATGTAATTTATTGTATTATATGTTTTCACATATAATTGTTGTGGAGATGGAGGGAGTCGAACCCTCGTCCATTTGAGCAGCTAATAAAAGTACTAGCGGTCAATTTATTGTTTGTTTTATCTTTACTAGTTCAGCACACTTCTCATACTCTTCTGTTCCTGTAAAGTACTCTATAAGCTGATCTATAGTTGCAACTCGCCTTGGTTGCTTAAGCATCCATGTACCAGCTGGAAGTTCAGATATCTCTAGCTCACTAACTAAATATTCATATGTATTACTAATAGCTGCGTTTAGTAATTCATCATCATCACTAAATGTATCGTAATTATCAGTATAGCTATCCATAGCTAACATCCACCTTTACAGTGTGCAGTTCTAGGTAACATAAATCTTTGTATCGTAATAAGTTGTATCATATTATTCCCTTTATAATAATTAGTAATTATTAATCAAATAATTGCTTAATCCGTTTATGTTTTTTATATAAAGTATTCATTGTAACTAGATCTGCTCTATCCACCTCTGAAGTAGCATGTATTTTAAATACAGTATCTGTTACAAACATTCTATCCTCACGATACTCATCGGTATCAAAATTCTTCTTATCTTCAGTACACATTATATTAAGTACAATTAATTGCTTAAGCGTTTTTAATTTACCTAAAACATCTTCAACTTTAGAGCTGAAAGTATCTTTAGGTACCTCCTCCGTGGTATTAAATATATCACCTAACTTACTCAATAGCTGAGATGTCTCTGAATTAGATTCACCTACCTTCCGTAATGCTTCAATATTTTCATAATGGTCCAAAAGCTTATTAGCTTTTTTAGAGAGATTACTAGATATTTGAGTTTTTAGAGTTGGAGGTTGTTTTTTTCCGCGTTGTTTTTTTGCCATTTGCTTGAACGTTTGGTTTCTTTTTATAAGATGTACGTCTCTTATATAACTGACTTTTAACTGATTTTAATTTGTCTTGTGTTGCTTCTAGAGTAGCATTTACTACATCTACTTCTTTTACACTCTTAAGGTACATTGCTCCTGCACCAATTAGTAATCCTATTACTATTCCTAAATATAACATTTTTTTCTCTTACCTTTATTTAATGTATTAGGCCCTGGACCAATCGCCCAGGACCTATACATGTTAACTAATTACTTCTTTACGAAGAATGAAGCTACTATTAATAAAACGATAAGTCCTACGAACCCACCATTTCCTAATGAAGTAACGATAGCTGTTAAGTTAGCTATTACGTCCATTCCGAATACTGAACCACCTGTTAAGACAGTCCAAAGGATTGTTACTGGCAATACTGCCATTAAGACAGTTAATAAACCGCCAAAGAATCCTGTTACATATTTGATTACATTTTCCATGTTATAAATCTCCTATATCTATTGTATTGTTAAATACAAATTTTGTGGCACAATTGCCGATGCTCTACAAGGGTTGATCCCATTATGGGATATTAATTACTTAGAAACGGTACGCCAACCCTAGGTTGAATGTACCTTCTCTTTCTCCGTTTGCGTCTTCTTTAAGACCCATTGTATAGTTAGGTTCTACTGCTAACCCTTTCCATACGTTGAATGAATATCCTAACCCTAAAGTTAAGTTATCCATCATTTCTTCGGTTGGTGCTTGGATTGAAACGTAAACGTTTTCGTTCCAATTATAACGACCAAAAAGGTCGTAAGAAGCATCACCTAAAGAATCTTCTCCAGCTGTGATTAAACCAACTGTCCAAGTATCGTTTACTGCGTATCCAATACCCATGTTGTCAGTTAAGCTAGACATTTCCCACTCTGCGCCTTCTTCAGCTGCAGTGTAAGTTGTAACTACTATAAAATTCTGTGCTGATGCGAACATAGTTGCAAAGCCCAGTGCTAATGTTAAAAATAAATTTTTCATATATTTCCTCTTTTTGTTTTAATTTAAGTTAACCCTTGTATTAGCATTAAGTAAATCTGTTGCACATATAAATAAACACTTAAGATATTTATATATGCCCCGGATTTATTCTATACACAACCCTTAATTAGTTGCTTTTGATTTTTTACTTTCTTTCTTATTAACGATCTTCTTTGTAGACTTATCTGCTCTAGTTTTTAGTAAACTTATTACTAAAGCTTTATCTAGATTCTTCTCTGTTAACCCGTTAATTGTCTTACTTGCGTACCAATAAGTGCTTATAGCACCCAATAACGCTCCTACTATAAATAATAATATACCCATGTCTTCTCTTTTTATACTATGTCAAGAGCTTTACCAGTCTTGAACGCTTCCTTTCCATTAGCTATTGCTTCAATAATCTTAGTACATTCAGTCCATGTTAGTGCAACTTTATAATTACCAATTGAAAGCTCTCCAATAGTTTTGTTATTATACCCATCTTTACCGTCACCTCTAACTCCCTCTCTAGGCGAGAAGTCGATATGACCCCACAAGTTACCATAACGCTGCTCTCTTGGATGAGTATGTAACCCTCCTTGCATTACACCAATTCTGTTGTCAGTTTTTTTAGGCATTTTCCATTCTTTGCTGTTGTTTTTGTTGTCGTATGACATTCTATTTTAGTGGTGAGCCACAACCTTTTAGTTAATAAATAATTTTATTATTGTTAATATAGTAATTTAATTTCATATAAACAACTATTCTTTATACCGATTACCTCTACGCCTATTAATACGCATAACCTTAGCCTCAGCTTTATCGCTTAATCCTTTACTTGGATGTGTTCGTAGTAAATTTTGATGTAATTTAATTCCGTACTGTAGCGCATACTCCCACGCATCCCAGACTGATTTAGCAGGCGGTAGCATATAATCTTCACCTATGACTCCACCATACCCATCTATGATATAATATTTACCTTCACTATTTGCTTTTGTAGATGCGTTCGGATACCTCTTCAGAACCTTCTTTTTAATTTTTTGAAACTCTTTCCTCCTTCTCTCGACAGGAAGATCATATAACCTTTTATTCATTTATTTTATTTTAATAATTTAACTCTATTTTCTAGTAAGTCTTCTTCTACCCATTTACCTAAGTATTGCCCTTCAGCACATAGATATGTTAATTTAGCTACAGACAATTCAGTTGAACGCTCTACTACGTTTAGTTTAAAATTAACTAGATCTTCATCTGTAGGAACTGGACCTAACTGCTTACCTAATGCACCTTTCTCTTTTAAAGTGTATGATGCAACTGGTACTATAGTCTCAGTTCGATATTTAGGCTTCCAAGTCTTTCTCTTTTGACCCTTCTTTTTACCTGATTTGTATTTTGAATCATCCCAGTTATCAACTACATAACGTACCTGATGCCCGCACCTTGGACACATAAAATAATCCTCCATTGTTCTTGTTTGAAACTCGTGATAACCGTGTTCGTAATCACATCTTTGACATTCTGCTTCCTGACTTACTGTTGACATAACTTTACTTTTTAAAAAATTTATTTAGTTCATATTCTGATGGATAGCCTATCACAGCTGCGCACTCACAACACACCCATCTAGTGCTCGTCTGACACCCCTCGCCTAGCGTCACTTGTTTAATCGTCTGCTCCATGTGATTACATTTTGAACGCATCTCACGTAGCTCACGATCAATTTTATTCCTTTGATTGATAAGATCATCAATCCTTCTATTAGCTGCCATGGTTGGTTCTCTAAGTACATCTTTGTAACTTACCTTTACCATTCCTTTAACTTTACTAGTTCTGCGCACCTCTCATACTCTTCAGTCTTAATAAAGTGCTCTACTAACTCATCTAATAATTGTCGCTTTTTATAATTAGTACCATGCATATCTTTTAGGAAGTTCTTATCAGTAGATATATACTTATACATTATATTGCACCATCCCGAGTGTAGCATATCAATTTGATTTACTAAATCTGCCTCTGTTATATCTCGTCCGTTTATATTCATATCAATGGATTTACCTAACGCTCTCGTTAGTTTGTAGTGTGTAGTTAAGTATCATACTACTTGGTTAAAAACATTTTATTCAACGTCTTAGCTAATGGGACAAGGCTAGTAACATCTATCGTTTGAGCCGATTTACCATACATTCTAGTAAAGTCATCTTTAGTAGATCCATATTGACCACCTCCAATAAAGTAACTTAACACTTTGATACCTCTCTTCTTCATACCATCAACCTGCTTTCTAGTATGCTGTATAGCAGATTCTCCCCAGTACTGGTAGCCTTTAGGCTCGCAGTATGGCATTCCATCACTGAAGTTAATGAAATAACTCTCTTTATCACCTGATGCAGTAACTAGTTCATTTTTTATAGCTTCAAAAGTTAAACCTTCTGGAGTTAAATTAGAAGCACATATATGCTTAAATAAGTTAGTAATTTTTCTAAAGCTATCAACTCTAGAGTCATAAGCAATTAAGATAATCGGTTTATCACCTGTTGTAGTTCTGTAAGATATCTGAACATCTAAGTTATCAATCATAGAAGCTGCTTTAGCTATTGCAACTACAGCAGTTTGACAGTTTTCGAATCTAGATCCAGCCATTGATCCTGAAGCGTCTATTGTGATGTGTACATTAGCAGGGGTATACTTATCATTCATAACCTGCTGAAATATTCTCTCTGCACCAAACCCTAAAGTACTAATCAACCTCTTATCTATCTTACCAGAATCAAGTCTAGAAAATTTAGTATTTCGCTCTTCGCTTCTTAACTTAAGCTTCTTACCTAGCTGTCTACCAAGAGTAACACCTTTACTAATAGCATTACTCATTTTTTCTCCTTTAGATCTCCACATTTGAGCATCTAAGAAATTGTACCCTGCATTATCAATAACGTTCTGAGTGAGCTTTTTTACTAATATACACTCAGTTTCGTAAACTCTACCATTATACTTGTTAGTAGACTTACCTACCTTTTTAATCTCTGAACCTGACTCATCTAACGCCACCATCTTCTTCTGCTCAGTCTTATTAAGCTTAGTCTTTTTAATATTATTATTGATAAAATCTTTTTGCTTCTGAATAGCTTTAATTAACTGCTTCTCTTGACGAGGTGATAAATCAGGTAGATCTGATCCTCCTGACCCACCAGCACCATTTCCTTGAGCAGTACCTGTGATAGCATCATCTCCATCAGCTTTTGATCCATCATCTTTAGATTCACCTTCTGTAGTAGTAGCTTCTTCACCGCTATTAGCATTATTACCTTCGTTACCATCCTCTTGACTATCACCATCTTGCTCAGTAACTGCAGGAATATTTGCTTCTACTATATCAAATATCTCTAATGCAACTTGTAATGATTCTGTAGTAGATTTTAATCTATCAATATTAGCTAGATCTATAGCTTTATATATATCTAATAATCCAGGTAAAGCGTTAAGATCACGGTTAGCATTAGTAATATTAATGATATGAAACATGTAAGAATTCCAATCTAACTCTCTATGACTAGATGAATTTAAAGCTTTATCAATGATAGGTGAGCTAAAGTAACGATTGTATAATGCATGATAGTAACCTTTATAGCCTGGAGCTGATTTGAATACGAAATTATCAATTCGTCTATCTTCAACTATATTTAACAAGTTTCTAATTTTATCTTTCACATAACTTTTAGCTGCCATATGACTCTTCATTTCATACTTCTCATTTATATTAGAGTATATATCAGTAGCTTCTACCCAGCTAGCTATCTCATCCTCTAGATTAGGTAGGATCTTAAAATCAGTTAATAGAACGTGGGAACCTTCATGCAAAGCTAAACCAACAGTACTATCGAAATCTGTATCTTTAATACTAGCTGAAATAGTAACTGACTTACCATCAGTATAACTATCTTTACCTTCAAATCGAACTGGTATATCTGATTTACCGGTTACAATATTAACGAAGTTAGAAATTGCTCTACGGTATCCAGATAGCTTAATTAGCTCAGAAGTTCTATCTGAAACTATATCCCCTGTCAGGATATCTCTATCCTCAGAAAAGAAGTCGTTTCCTAACCACCAGCTTGAATTTGTTCTATTTTTTATAATCATAATTTTAGGTATTTATCTCTCTTTATTTATAATATAAAGATAAGAAAAAAAACTCAGACTACCAACTAAATCTGTAGTTATTTTTAATAAGTAGTTTGTCCGGTTCTTCATCTCTCTTTCTTTATATACTAAAGATAAGAAATAAATCTCAGACTACCAACTGTTTTATGGATTATTTTTCGTTAGAAGTGTACCACATTTCATCACCTACATTCCAGGTAGCATGATTATGCTTGGTACATGTTGCAATAGTGTGGTTGGAACGAATCTTAGATAGAGCTTCGTGAACATCAGCTTGTGATCTAAGGTTGCGAACTGATAATGTATTGTTCAATATCGTTTTTAATTTACCCTCGTTACCTACCTTTTCTTTAATAGGTTTAACGTGAGCTAGATGTGCGGTTAATCGTTTCATATTATATATCAATTTTAATTTGTTTAAAAATAAAGGCTCTCAGTGGGTTAAACAGTTGGATATAATAGTGAGCAACTTTAACCTTAACACCCTACACCACGTGAAGGTGGCCTTTGTTCGTAGAGCTATGGAAGAGTCAGAGGTGTGCTACATTGCTTTCGATTGATGCCGGTCTTAATCATAGTCGCGTCCACTCTTAACATGTATCTTCCATGTTTTATAACTGATGAGATAGTTACCTATCCCATTTAATTATATTAAATATACGAAATAATCTTCACACTACCAACTAAACTTTAAGATATTTTTTATAAGCATCTGACATTTTATCAAAATAGTTTGACTTCATAATTGTCCTATGCGCTTTACCTAGCTCTTTTTTATCTGCTACATTAATTAAAAAAGCAGGAGCAAACTGTCTAGGGTTAAACCCGTCTATATTAGTAATAGTATCTTCTGGATTAAAGCATATAATCTTGTAGTTAGTAAACCCGCTAGTTTTAATTAGCTTGTTTAAATATGACTGATATTTTCGTGTATCTACTTCTGGTATAGTGTCAGTATTAACTTGAGCAAATAATGCAGAGTTATATTTGCTATCCTTGAACTCCTGCATCTTATCTATGAAACTTTCTATAGTAGGATCGAATATATCAATTAATAACTTACCTTGATCAAGCTCTGATCCTGCAAACGGGCATACAGGCATACCACCATACTCTTCTCGTTTAGGTCGAAGTATAAAGTTAATATAACCTTTCATTTTATTTTTTAAACTAGTATACGGACAACTCATAACTTTTTAATAACAACCTACTCCCACTTTCGATTGTACTTTTCTCTTTGATCAAGTATTACATACTCAACAATGTCGTGTTTACCACAGTGTGGGCATTTTAATTTTTCTATATTATCGGCTTCATTTATCTTCCATTCACCTTTGCAATTTTTATCACTGCATTGATATATGTATGTATGTCTAATAAATACTTTATGTCCCATTTGGTTTCCCCTAATTGTTTCTTAGTACACATAACCATTTCTCTACTTGTTCTTTATCTTACTGTATGCATATTCGTATCTCTCACATACAGTCTTATGTTTATGATGAGGCTGAGTCTGCATCTTTTTTATTTGTTTATTAAACTTAACTGCTAACCCTAATGCTTGGACTGACATTGTAATCTCATACAATGTATCCTCTTGCCACTTACTCATTACTTACTCCCATCTAGGTGGTTTAGCAGGACATGGCAGTGATGTTAACACTTTTATTATCATAAAACATTTACAAATACCACACTGCGTTGTTGCTTTCCAATAATGCTCACATGAACTACATATAGCTAGTTTTTCACTCGATGTTAGTTCTGTCTTCTTCATGTATATAATTATATCGTTTTTCTATAACACGTAACCTTTCCTTAGAATCTTTTGTAAATCCACCAAAGTATTTTACTTCATGTATAGAATCTGTTAACGTCTTTATAAACATATAATCACCTGTACTTAGTGGATCATAACTATCATTAACTAAACTGCATAGAACATCTATATAGCGTAATGCTTCAACTCTACGCTTAGGCTCATCAGGCTCTATCTCCTTCTTTAACTGGAGTAGTTTGTTTTGTAAATTTTTAAAACTGTTATTCGACATTTAATAATTTCTTAATATTCTCTTAATATGTTTGCTTATATAAATATTTACTTATTAATAATATGGAAACAAAACAAATCGATATAGCACCATTAATTTATATTTTAATAATGGTGATAGTATTTGCGCTAGCAGTTTAAGTAAGTATCATCACTTTTTCATGACCAACCACTAGTGTCGGATCGATATAAGATATATATCCTAGCTCTTTAGCTCGTAGTTGAAATAAAGCATCTTCACCAGTACCGTGTTCATCCTGCGTAAATGGTTGATCCATTTGTTCAAACACCTCTGCCTTTACTAACATCCAACCTAACCCGTTAGCTTTAACTTCTATCAATTCTTTCTTATCTTTGATATCATCTCGAGTTAATGTACCACCGTCTAACGAGCCACATGCAAAATCATTATAAGGGTGCACTGTTTTCATAACATACACTCCAGATACTATTGATACATTCTTATGATCTAAAAGCTTATAAAAATCGTCAGGTGTAAAATTTATATCACTATCTATCCACATATAGTAATCTGGTCTGAACATCTTAGCCCTATCTAATACTTGATTACGTACTACATGAACGTTTGGATTATAATTACGAAACAATCTCCAATCTATCTCAGGTGGGAGAGACTTAATTAATGCAGTCCAGTTTTCTAAAAACCATCCTGAAAAACTTGGACCCGGTATACAAAAAGCTATCTTCATAGACTACTCCGGTGGTGTCTGTCCATCATTTACTGCCCAAGTATCACATGACTGTAGTATAGTACTTGTAAACTTATTTTGGTTCATCATCATTCCTACCTCTGGATTATCCATAAATGCATTCTGTATCGCTACTCTAACTGCTGTTTTTGAATACCTAGGATTCCATTTTTTTACCGGTTTTGATCTCGGTCTACCTCGTTGTGCCATATTTCTTCTCTTTAATTTTTAATATTTCTGCGCATTTTTCATACTCTTCACTCTCAACATAATACTCAATCATTGAGTCAAATAACTCATTACTATCAACATCATTATGTAGGTGTGGGAATTTTGGATTATAATCATCTGCCATAGGGTCAAATAATAACGCTACATTATTATGCTGATCAATACTGCCGGGCTGCATGGATGCTTTATCCATTAAACTATCCCAGGTAGCTCTCCCTGTTAATATCAGGAACGTATTCTCCATTGCGGATCTAAGCATTTGTATATCTTGTTCTATTTCTTCTATTTCATTCATATTATTTATGTTTTTTCTCTACTAGTATTTTGCAGTCACTAAAATAAAGGTAATCTATATCTGTACCTATAAAGCAATTGATTGCATGACTTGGCGTTTCAACTATAGGCTCTCTATCATTAAAACTGGTATTTAATAAGATAGGTACACCTGACTTAGCTTTCCACTTTTTTACAAAGTTATAAAACCAACCATTTCCTTTCTCAGTTAATGTCTGAAGCCTACCTGTGCCGTTAAGGTGCACTACTGCTGGTACCTTATCTACTACACTCTCTTTAAACTTAACTATAAAACTCATATACGGGCTATCGATATCTTTTTCAAACCAATCTTTAACATCTTCTCTTAATATTGCAGGAGCAAATGGTCTGTACCACTGCCGGTGTTTAACTTTTTCGTTAATTTTACCTTTCATATCCGAGCTCCTTGGATCAGCTACTATACTTCTATTACCTAGTGCTCTACGACCACTTTCCGCTCCACCTTGAAATAAAGATATAATATTTTGTTGATCCAGTAATTCAATTACATCATCATCAGTAACTGTTTTAAATACTACTTCGGCTGATGATTTTTCTAGATGATTTAATATATCTTGTTTACTATACTCCATACCTAAAAATGGTGATGGGTGAGTATCCCACTTTACTCTAGGATTGCCTAATATGTGATGCCACACAAACTGAGCTGATCCAATACTTAACCCTCCATCGTAAGGCACTGGGCATACAAATATATTTGATTTAGGAAACCAATCGAACATCTTACCTACCATTGTTGTATTTAAAGCTACTCCTCCTGCTAGACAGATATTGTTTGCTTCTTTATAGTGTTGTACATATGGTGCCATAGTCTCATATACAACCTGCTCTGAAGCCATTTGAAGAGCAGCTGCTACATCAAATCTATCCTGTTCACTCCTTGCAACTATAGGTAAATATTTTTTAACATTAGCTTTGACAGCTGCACTATGACCTCCACCACCCATGATAAATGCTTTTGCAAAATCAAGATAGTACTTACTACCATCACCAGCACTTGCCATAGCCATAACTGTACCACCGGCAAATCCGTGCGGATGACCACTAGATAACCCAAACAGTTCTTTAGTATAGTACTTCCATGAAGATCCTACTGTAAATAACCCTGAATCTATTCGACGTATAGGTGTTATCTTATTACCTTCACCGAGCCATACAGTAAATGCACATGAGAAGTTTTGGAACCCATTAAACGTGGTAGGCTTTTTATTTTCGTATACATAATCTCTTGTGATACTCTTCTCCATACCACTACCATCTAGAGTAAAAATTATAGCTTTATCAAAATTACTAGAAAAGAATGCATTAGCAGCATGTGATTGGTGGTGACCTATGCATAAGTTATCACTTTTTCCTGAAGCCACTCGCGATAACATTTTATCTTCAGCTTCAGACTTATTACATACCTCTTTATACTTACCATATCTACCTCCAGGGTTACCATGTACATAGCACGCTACATCGTTAAATACATCTTCTGGTAGTCTCTTAATAGCGAACTCTAAACCATCACCAAGGGGTTCCTTTTCACGCGTGAATCGCTCTAACTCCTCGTGTATAACCGGTATACCGTCTTCTAAAAGACAGTATGAAACGTCGTGACCAGATTGAAATCCTAATATCTTCATATTTACTCTTTATACTTTTACTAAGTTACTTCCCCAACCTACCCTCTTATCCATATCTTTAATAACAGCTATAGCTTTAGGATCTTTAATTATCTCTGTCTCCATATACTCAGTTTTACCAGCTATTACATTACGTACATACCAAGCAGTAGTAGTTGAGCATTCAGTACAAGTCTTTGTACTAGGTAAAGCCTTTAGTCTACCCTCTTGAATTTCTTCATTGCATTTCACACAAATCATAGTTTATCGTTTTTATTATTATATATAAAGATAAGAAAAATAACTCAGACTACCAACTATTATGCGGATAATACTGATAATATTTTACTTGCCGTTACTGATTTTACTTCAAAGTCTAAACTTTGTGAGCTCAACTCTTTAGTTATAATCACCTCTGCATCAGTTACACTTACCGCATCTATTAGATACTGCTCAGTCATTTTTTTCTCTTTACCTGAATTTGGGTCGGTATGAAGTACCGATACTTTTGTTACATAATACATAATCTTCTCTTATTTAATTAATTGTTTGTTTACTTGTCTACAACCAAAGAGAGCTAACTCTTTAGCTTTTACTTCTAATACTATATCGATATCTAAACCGTAAGTATCTATTTCTTCTATAACATAATCTGCGTGAGCAGTAGCTCTAATCTTATCTACCTTCTTCTTCATTTCAAGTAGAGTAGGCCAGTCCTCTATCTTATCTGGGTTAATCGAATTAGCTTTACACATACGATTAAACGCTCTAAGCTCCTCTTCTCGTTTAGATTCTGAATAATGGGTACATTGACGAACATTATCAGGCCAAGTAGTAGCTGCTAGTTTAAGAGCTTGCTCTTCTGTTAAATCGCTAGTATGAAACTTGTGATGGAAGTAATCAAATGTAATAGGAATGCCAATCTCTTTATGGAAGTAATCATATAACATCTGCACTGACCACATATTAGCTTTATCATCATTCTCAACAACCAAACGCTTTTTACAGCCATCTGATAGTCTATGCCAAGCTGCTATCCATCGCACTGCAGTAGCAGCATGATCTCCATAAGCACCACCTATATGTATATTTATCTTATTATCAAACGAAGGCTCAAATCCCATCATATCAAACATCTCAGAATGACGCTCTAGACCTATAATAGATTTATCAACTACCGCAGGGGTAGGAGAACCTAATACAGTAAATGGACCAGGGTGAGTAGTCACTCTCATATTATGTTTACGAGCGTATTCACCAGCTTCAAATAAAGCAGCTTTTATCTCATCTAATTGAGGTAACATTTTTAATTCGTAATGATCATGCCATGGTATAAGTTCACTTCCAATACGGAATAAGGTAATATTATGTTCTTTATTCCACTTAAGGTAATGAAGTAAGTCGATTGCATTATCTAATGCCTTTACACCTACAGCTTCATAATCCCAACCCTCATCTAATTGCCAAGTTGATTTACGTAACGTCCTTGAAGTCGTTACACGACCTCCAAGCTTCTTAGGTCGGTTGGTAAGTCCTGCGTTGACGCATGCATACCCTAGTCTAGTTCCGTTTATCATATATTAAATATAAGAAATATTATTCAGCTTTCCAACTGATTTTGTATTTTTTTCCAGTAACCTACTGTAGTAGATTTAGCTGCTCCACGAGGTCCTCCGTTCCAAGAACGTGCCATAGCTTCAAGTGTAGTAAGTTTATAATAGTTACAATACACATGAAACATCTCAATAGATTTATCTCTACTCCATCTATCAGTTAAAGTGTACTGAATTGTTTTATTTTGTTTTTTTAATATTCGATTAACATCTAAAACCATGCATGGTCGTATCTGTAAGCAACCAACTGCATCTTCTCCAGCATGATATGCAGAGTCGTTATTACTAGATTCAATGGTAATAATTGCATTTAATAGAAATTTAGTTTTCTTTTGTATACCAAAGTCCCATATTTCTGATTGACGATGTAATGTATCGATTGTACGTATCAGACTATCATTGACGCGGGTTAAGCTATCGATTAAATGTAGATTGTTAGTTAGTTCTTCCTGCTGATGCTCTACCTCTAATATACTTGAGAGATATACACCCATTAACACAGTTATAACTATTATAGTAAAGAGTTGAGAAAATTGTTTCATCGTATCATCGTATTTAGTTTAGGTAATGCTTTAGTTTTATCTTTAAATTCTTTTAGAAGTGCATGCTCAAACCCTCCTGCAAAAGATGTATACACTGTGTACTTATTTAGCCCTAAAGGTATTCTAGTCTTCTTTTTAGGTAGCATATAGACATATACTAATAGAGGCTCAACTATCTTAATATGATCTCGTATCCTGTGATTAGTAGCATTTGAAACACATTTGTATTGAGTATATATTCTATTGAACATATTACTCGTCTGACCTATTTTAAGTACCTCTCCAAGCTTATTAGCAAGTATATATACACCTGGCTGACTATAGAGTTCTCTATTGTCTTTGAGTAACCTTACATCCTTTAACTCAATACCTTGAGTATATCTATCTGATGGCTGTAGTTCACATAGTAGTTGAAACCCTTTATCGTATTTAGTATAGTAATTTATATCCATTCTATATAACGTCAGTTAAGTCTACTACTACCTCCTTCTCCATCATAACACCGTCTCTTAACTTGATACGGTCTAACTTCCATTTTGCTCCATCATAAGTCGGAGCTCCTATAGTACCTCTCTGACTGACATCTAATCCTAGCTCTCTAGTCCATGATGATGCCCATAAAAATGTTTTCTTACGCTCAATAAAGTACTGTACTTTATCTGTTAAATGGTTTACTTCTCTTATTATTCTATACATATTATTCTCTATTATAATCGTCTTCTATTCTTATTATATCATCTTCACCAAAATATGACCCATGCTGAACTTCTATAAATATTAGATCATTTGTACCCCTATTCTCGACCCTATGTTTAGTACCTTGCGGTATTAATATAGTTTCACCGTACACGTGTATGCTTATGTTGTCATTTAAAGTCATAGTAGCTACACCTGATACAACTGTCCAGGCCTCACCCCTCTTGTGATGGTATTGGTAACTTAACCTACCGCCAGGTTTAACTGTTATCTTTTTAACCTTACAGATATCACTATCAATTAATATCTCAAATTTACCCCAAGGTCGATCTTCTATATAATTCATATTAATAATACCGTCTACGTTCTTTTGATTTACTTAGTTGAGCTAACAATCGCTCGCACACCTCTAGAGTTATCTCATCAGCATAATACATGTCATATATCAATCTACTCATACTTCACCTTTCTTTATATAGTTATACCATATACTAGCTACTGCCATTAACATTATAATAGTACCAAACGTGAGTGCCAGGTACCAAGGTGTATCTTGTGCTCCAAAAATTATAGCTGGTGTCCCCATTAATAGTAACCAGGCTATGAATATTAAACCAGTATTAGTCTCTAACTTCCTTTCAACTTTTACAGTCAACTCTCTATTCATTAACCTAGCTAAAGCACTTTGCATATCTCTACCGTAAGCTGGCTGCTTATGAATGGTACCATCTAGCTCTGCTATAGTAATCATATACTTGCAGTAACCTGGATTGCTCTTGCTTCTCTCAATTAATTTACAATCGATCGCTCTACGTCTAGTATACTTACTTTTCTTTGCCATAATTTTTTATTTTATATATAAGGAATTCAATCATATTATAATATACGAATTATTTTTCATAACAACAAATTATTTACTAGTTTTTTTAAATACCATATTTCTTGTTTAAGTATAACATAACACTCTTCCAGTCTCCCCAATTTCGTGTTCTCCATCCCTGATCAGTTAGAACCTTTCTCTTACTCTTACCGAAATGGATCCACTCACCTTGAAAGTCAGCTTGACCTCTATAACCAGTATCATCAATCAAGATGTCACCAATCAGTAGATCTTTTCTGTGAGTTAGAAAAACCTTTCTTTTAAGTGCTGGGAAGTGTTCTTCTATCCACTCACCTTTCTGACCCCATGCAGCTTTATTGTTCCAAGGTGGGGTAGAAGCAATGAATAGATCGTGACCCATATCAATTAATTTAGCTATTGCTTCTTTAGCACCTGGAATCACTTCAAACGTTGAAAAGTCTAACACCTCATCTGGATGCTTTTTATCATGTTCAGGTGCCCAGTCAGGTATTAAGTCAGCTGCTTTCTGGAAGTCAGCTAACACACCATCCATGTCTATAAAAATTCTTAATTTATCTTTCATATTATACGTGCATTTTATTTTCTACTGCTACTGGTGATAAATCTTTATCTGTACAGAAACTGTAATCATGTTTTTGCCATTCAAAACCTACCATCATAAATCTAGTTCTTGGAACTAAACCATTACTAAAGGACATGTAACTGTACTCTTCATGCAATTGCCAGTTGGCCATATTACTCAAGTTAGACATAAAGTCTGTATGAACTTCATCAATAGTAAACCCGTCACCAAAACCGGTAGCACATATACTACTCTGTATTGTATGCATTTTAGAATCACCTTGCGAAGGCCACTCATCAGTCTTATTGAACTTAATCATTTCATCAGCCCAAATACTTGCGATATTACGCTTCATCTCTTCTGCAACTTGATCATTATGCTCGTACATTGCTTTTGAATGAGGTTTAGTAATTTCGATTCCGTATTGGTAAACTGGTGCTTTTTTAGATTTTGACATTTTTTGATTTTTATTGTTACTGAGCTCGATCTAGTATCTCCCTCTTTATTTATACCTAAAGATAAGAAAAATATCTCAGACTAGCAACTGTTTTCACGGTTATTATTTATAAGCTTCTGGTGATGGCATACCTGAGTAATGACACCAATCATCTTCTGTAACAATTGATGACTCATTTAATATTAGATCACACATTTCACTGCACTCTTGATCTGTAATAAAACCATTTGCGTAACCTACTATATAATCGTTAGCTACTCGTAACCTGTCTCTTTCATTCATAATTTGTTCCTTTTTATTTATATATAAAGATAAGAAAAATATCTCAGACTACCAACTATTCACACAGTTATGTTGGGCGAGAGGGGGCGAGGGAAGGATTAGAGCGAAGCGACGCCGCGCGCAAAATGCCCCTCGAATTTTCTCATTGATTTCTATACACTATTAGTCTAACATAGACGCGTTTCGATCCATCTTGGACTTGTTCAACATCTCTTTGTTGACGTAATCATTGATCACCGGCCCAATATACTCGAAGTTGGTGTCCATGGCATAGACCGGTCCATGATACTCGTTGGTCACTACGGGTATGCTCAACGATTCCATGCCTTGTATGATGCGTTCGGGAGCAGTGATACGTCGTGGTCCGGAGAAGGAACGAAAATATGAAGTTGTAGTTCGATACCAAGTACCATTGTCGTGTTGCACCTCCAGTGAGCCCGCACAGTTGTAAGGGTTGTGAAGGCGCTGTTTGCGCCCGGCACGTCGGTTGTCTAGATGCGGGTCACTACTCATTGTCTCCAAAGTGAAGTGACCCCGGCACTTGAACTTGTTCGGTAGCCATCTCCTGTTGATCTTGTGCTTGTGCCTGTTGCATAGCATCTGCTACACCGTTAGGGAACATGGTACGAAAACCTTCTCTACCGTGTGTGAAGTAAGTTTTAAGTATTTGTTTGCTGGTCTTCAATCTATTGCGGTAGTCCTCGTAAGACTCGTTCTCTGAACGAGCATTTGATAGGTTGATGTTGAGTAGACTGATGTCTTGTTGTTGAGCTGATTTCATAAGCGTTCTATTGATTGTTTAATTTATATTAATATAAGAAAAAAAGTTGAGACTAGCAACTAAATGCAGTGCGAATTGTATACTGATGTTAGTGACTATACACACGACCATACGACTCTCGTTCGTCAGGAGTCAAAGCATGGTACCAGGTTTGAAACTCACCACCAGTTATAGCCTGTGACTCCTGGTATATACGTTCATCCAGTTGGGATTGAATATCCGGTTGAAAGCTACCCATTGACGTACGCTCTGATTGACCAGTAGGTTCATTGCCGTATATCAGATTGGTGGCCTTCTTGAATTGTGCAAGCTTCTGGTCCTTGCCTTGTACTACTATAGTCTCTAGAGCTACAGCTATACGCTCGATATTTCGATACATCTCTTGTTCATGTCTAGTCATTGTTCTTTCTCTTGTCCCATTTGTTGATGTTGTCCATAAGCTTCTCGTTACTGGTACTGGTGTTGATGTGTGCCATGATTTGAGAGCTTACATACAGGCCCAAAGCAAAGCCTAGGGCACCTACGGTTATCATTGTGATTGTTGTCATATTTTATTCTTTCGTTATTATTACTTTTCTTGAGAGTAAGCGTGTATCGCCTTTCTCAGTTTTGTTATTAAATCCTTTACATCTTCTGAATCCATGGTCACTGTACAGCATGTATCTTCAACATGATCCTCAAGCTCCTTGAGTATAGCGTATACCTCTTTTACTGTCATATTGTTTCTTTCATGTTACCATTTATCTTATATTGATGCCACAGATGGTTCATAGTCTGCATGTAGTGTTTTCCTATTCTATGAGTGGTATCTTTCATGCACTTACGTCGCAAGTCTGTAATGAATCCTTGATTCCCTTCCTTGTCCTCCTCACTATTACATATATAATAGAGCTCTATTCGTTCCTCTAATGCTATAAGCTTCTGTAAGTGTATGTGTTCTTTAGTTTCCATATGTAATTTTTTTGTTTTCAATTTTTTTTACTCTTTATATCTCAGTACCCGTTTTGTCTCTCAACAAACAGTGCACCTGTTCTTTATATATCTACTTTCTATACTCATGTGTTCAACACATTGTAACGTATGAACTACCTATACCAAAAAACCATGCTCGACACACAACCCACAGTGTGCCGTGTTTAGGGACCAAGTCCCCCTTAGTGGAGTTAATTACCGCCACTTTGGGTTACCCGTCTCTTGGGAGTGCAATCCCTGTTTTTTAGATCTCTTGAAAATCCATGAGTAAGCTTGGCCGTTGGGTTTTTGAAGTCCTTGTCTATTTTCACCTTGCAGTTACTTTGGAACCTTGTCCTCTCTATACCTACCAGCCTTGCTAACTCATTGATTATCATTATATTATATCTCTTGACCTGCCTCTTCATCCACGTTGAATAGGTCCTTCTCAGTACCATCATCACAGAACTTCTGAACTATCTGCTTGATAAATGTGCGTTCTGAGTCTACCCCTCCATCCGTACTATACTGAGGGTAGATAGTAATACCTGACGCCTCTTGTAACGTGAAGCCATCGTATATAAGGGAAGTCATCTCTACGGCTGTACGTGTGCTTATTGGACTGGATAATCTAGACTCTTCATTGTTACATTCCTTTCTAGTTAGATCTGTGATGCCCGCAATGCTTTCAATATCCTTGCTAGCTACTAACGGAAACATATATTTCAGCAGTTCTGCTTCATCGTATGCGCTCAATAGGTCCATCTCGATAATTGTGAATCTATCCATCAAAGCCTTATCCATCACCCTGGTCGACGTATACTCGTTACCTATGTTCGCGGTTGCGATAAAGGTTACTCCATCCGCTACATTGATAGTAGCTTGTGTGGAAGCTTCATCTAAACGTAAATACCTTTGACCTGAGTCAAGTACCGTCATTAAGATGTTCCATGCATCAGGGTGAGCTCTTGATAGCTCATCCAATAGTATTACTGCGTTAGGGGTCTGAATAGCTTTAACAAATAAAGCCTCTGAGAAGTAGGTGCCTTGCTCTTTATTGAAATGAGTATTACCTATTAGGGTAGCTCTTGGATCTTGAGTAGCTCCCAGGTTGAAATAGAAGTCAGGTCTATCCAATGCGTTAACTAGAGCTTTAGCAGCCATCGTTTTACCACATCCAGCTGGACCTGTCATCATTATATTTTTACCTCTCATACCTGATCTCATCAGATACTTCCACTTTAACTCGTTCATTTTCAAGCCCTTAGGTTTAAGGTCATATGATGTATGTATAAGGTTGAGAAGTTCAGCATGCTCAGTTGGTACCTCTGGAGCTGGTTCAGGTATTTTCACCTCCATCTGAGCTTGTAGGTAATGAGTCATATCCACTTTCCTCCAGCCTTCACCTGTATAGTGTAGAGCCTTGCCTTCCGCCATAGCCGACTTCTTAAGATTGCTCCATAGCTTGTGAGGATAGTTGTTGGTATGACATTCCTTGCCATCGGTGTTATACACCTTGATAGTTGTAGTTGTAAACATTTCCGGTCTGTAGTAGCCGATTAATAGTTCGTTGATTGCACTCATTGATTTAGTTTTTAATTATTACTAGGAGCTTCCTCCCTCTTTATATACATAAAGATACGAAAAATATCTCGTATCTCCAACTGTTTCACTGTTTATTTTAAGATTATCATGTCTTTTGGCACGTTCCATGTAGTGTCTCTCTTGAATTGTCCACTGTTATCGAACTGTATCTTACATTTAGTCCTATTCACCTTGATGATCATACCTTCTAACCCTTCCAATTTAGGAGATCTTACCTCGCATTTCATTCCAACCCTTAAGGATGGCTGTTTTAACTGGATCATCTGTGTGATCTGTCCTTGTAATTCGTTTAATTGCTCCAGTGTTAACGTGTGTAACATGTCTGTAGTCTTTGGTAAGTGTGTTTCTGTCATTTTATTGTAATTTAATTAGTATCTCCGCTTTATTTATACCTAAAGATAAGAAATAATCTGCATATCTACAACTAATCCCACAGTTATCTTGAGTTAATTTGCAAAAGTTATTAAACCTTTGTGTTTAAACTGAGCGCCGCTAACTAGTTCATACTCAAGGCGTTACATCGGTGGCAACTCTCTCCCGGAAAGTTATCAGAAAGTTATTAAGCCTTGGGTTCCCCGCCCCCTCCACCGCATGACTCCTATTGAGACAAAGATAAACATGGATTTAGTTGCCTCCCTGCATTTAATTTCGTATCTTTATAGTTAAGGGTGGGGTGAAAAATTAAATAGTAGGTGCGCTCCCCCGATCTATTAGGGTATCCAATTGATTTATATTATAAAGATACGAAATATATCTCGGATAAGCAACTAATTTAATGATTATCTGTGTTGACTGGACGTCCACCGATGTTACCCACCATCAGGTAGTAGCAATTATAACACAACATCCTAAGGTTCCAGCGTCTATGGTTGGTTCTATCGCCATCCATATGGTCCAGGAGCAAGGGTACAGTATAGTCCACTACTCTCCTCTCCTGAAAGCTGCAATTGTCACAGCATTCCTCGAGGATGGAGTTGGTTATGATTCTTTTCTTAAGATTACTTACAGGATACTCTGGATAAGCACCCTCCAGGATATCCTCCATGCTGTATTTTCCTTTCTTGACATTGTAAGGTTTAGCTACCCCTATGCCTTGCTGGTTCTTATGCATTTCAAACAAGCTGGTACCTGTAGCATCATCCTTGTACATCTTGGCATATTTCTTGTAGGTGGGGTAGGATATCCTCAAGAACCTAGCAGCCTCCATATTGCTTTTACTATTAGCCATACCATAAATGATATTTGATTTGAGTAGGTTTAAGGGCTCTCTCCCTGTTCCAAACATTCTTCCCATAATAATTTACTCCTATATAAAAATTCGGTTCACGACAGACACGTACATGATTGTTTTATCTGTCTTCTATACAAGTTAATTGTATGACCTATATTATACTATGTAAATAAGTATGAGGAAAACTAGAAAGCCCTTATTCTCTCGACATGATTATTTGGAATGATAGTAATACTTTTATTGAACTTAGCCCCCTTTCTACCTTGTATAGCTATGATCTGCTCAAGGGTTAGACTTGTAATGAAGAAGGAGCTTGGATGGAACTCTTGGTGTTTATCGGGTTTCCGAAGGATACTTTGCTTGCCACACCTTGTGATGAGCTTGATTGGGATGCCTTGTCCACCATACCAGCAGTTCAGCTTGTGACTTATAAGGTACTTGATACCAATGATTTCTACTTGTGTTTGCCTGTGATGGGTATGCTGTAATATAGTAGCTATAATCAGCTTGTGATTGGTATTGTGTCTTATATAGTATGATGTTTGCTTGTGACTTATACTCCACCTCGTATATGGTTTGTGCTTGTATGGGTGTACATTGTGTTGCTAACAGTAGGAGTATTGTCATCACTATTCCACACCATCCTATAGACAACATCTTCATGGAGTCTGTATATTGTTTATCCGTTCTCATTGTTTCCATCTTTTCTTATTTCAGTAACTATAAACATTCTATCAAAGTCCTCCTCTTTCAACTGTTTGAGTTCCACAAAATACTTTTTCGCTTCACTCAATCCATCAGCTTCTGTTCTCCATATCTGTGAGTTCAAAGTTTGATCACCTGCATTTCTAGTCTTTATTGCCATTATATATGTTGCCATCGCTATTTCTTTCTCAAATGTTTCAAGGCTGCTTCCAAGCTTTTAAGCCTTCGATCCTGCTCAGTACCTGATAGGTTATGCTCGTTTTGGAGCTTTTCAATCACCTCTTTATCGATCTTGGCTTGTTTGTCTTGATCCATCTTCTGATCCGCAATGAACTGATCCATGGCCGCATGTCTCAACTTCTCTGCTTGAGCATATCTCCAAGCACCCAACAAGGTTAACACCACAAACATAGTGAATGCTCCTGAGAAGAATGTTTGCACCTGAGGTCTTGGTATTGCAGTCAACCACACAATCATCTCGGTGGCTCCCCAACCTATACATGCCCACACTATAAATGACCATAAATCGCCTGTAAATCTATTTCTCAACTTCAACCAATCTGCTCTATTCATCATCCTGAATCTCCTCATAATCTGGATTAATTCCATCCTCATTGTAATCTGCTGGCATTGTGGGTGATGTAAAGAACTCCCATGCACACCATACTATCAATCCTGCCCATATCCAACCTACTATTTTCATCCATTCCATTTGTTTACTCCTCCAACCATTCTATTATACTATCATTATCTATTTCACCATCACTATTTGTATCCAACACCTCATACCAATGTCTCATGTATGCATTGACACTATCTTCTTCTTGTTGCCAATGTGTTGTGTCATAGTAGATGCAATCCGGTTCTTTTGACAACATCAACTCTGCTTCTGTCATTGTATCCTGTACACCTTGAGTTGTTCCTGTCCAATCCGTTGTCTGTTTGTCATGAGCATTGTTTACTTGTGCAATTCCCATCACACTCAAATATACTGCTGCTATCAATAATAATATTATTGTGCTATCTTTAATCATTTCTTTCATTTTTTATTCCTTTATAAGTGTATGTAACCTAGTATTTCTCTTCGGGCGTCGCTTCTTCGAAGATTACATCCCTCCCACACCTTTGTCCATGAAGTTAGGGTGAGATTCATCCCACTCCTTTCCATCAACTATTCTTTTATTTCGTAGTTTTGGACCATTGTATACCTTCTTACCTGTAACTGGATCTATTGTAACTGCTGGTGTAACAGAAGGAGCCTGTTTAACTTCTTCCTTAGCAGGGGTTGATTTAGCTATTTGACCAAAATCATATGGATCTATTCTAAATGCATCCATCTTATCAGGGTCCCCAATACTGATAGGTGCTTGCTTTAGCTCCTCCTTAGTAGTGTCTTTAGTAGCCATCTTAACAAATGCTTGTTCTCTAGCTTGATCTTGCCTGTACTCGTTTGAATCCATTTGTAGCTTCATCTTAGTATCTTCAAAGTCATATACACCACCATCAATACCTGCTTCTGATTTCTCTACTGCATCTACAATAGATTGTGTTCTAATCTTATCAGCTTCTAATCGTAACATATGCTGCATTAGCTTCATGTTACCTGATTCTACCCCTGCTTTATACTTGTCCATGAATTTATTATATTCACTAAGTGCTACATCTCTTGCTTGTGTTTCTTTGCTCATTATTTTACCCATTCATCATAGCTCATTTGATATGCAGCTATTTTAGTTAATTTAGGATCTTTATCTATAAATTGTCTTGCCCATTGCTTTACCTCTGGTCTTAATCCATATCCATTTGCTTCTTGAAGTATTTCTTCAATTTGCTCAGCTTCTGTTAATCTATCATAATACCTTTCATTCATAATCATATCAGATATTGTTTTCCATGTGTTAGCTTGATCCATTCCTGGAATATGCATTATATCATATATATCTGATGCTAGACCTGCTTCAGTTATAACTGCATCTACCTTTCTAGTGTACCAATCTTCTACACCAGTTATACCTTGACTTCTAAATATATCAATTACCTGATCATTACTTATATGTCTTTTATGAAATCCCATTATTTTGGTCTCCTTCTATTAGTAACCTTTTTGTTTGTTCTATTAGTCTTGACATTAGTCTTGACATTAGTCTTTATGATATTCCTATTAGTCTTTATGATATTCCTACTAGAATTGGTTTTTATAGTTGGTCTATGTGTTGGTATATTAGGTCTATGTGTTGGCCTGTTAACAGGTCTACTAATTACAATATGTGTAGATGTTGTATGATGTGATGGTGGACATGTATTATAATAGTATGTCCAAGGATAGTAATGAGGTATTCCATAATAGTAATAATATCCATTATTCCATCCCCAATATATTTGACTATTGTAATATGTTATAGATGCGTGATCTTCTCTTGCATCTATATACTCTGCATCTGTTAAATAGTATGTGCCATTGCAACTAGTTAATGCTATTAAAATTATAACCCAGAATGTTACAACTATTGTATACCCTAATCTTGAATTCATATTTTTCATATCAGTTACTTAGCCCTAAGTTAAAAACTAAATCTAATGCTACTGCTATAATCATTATACCACATACTCCAATTATAAATAACCATGGTATCATTAATGCATACATTGCTTGCTCATCTCTTCTCATTACTTACTATTGCTCATATTGAATCCAAGTATCAATGATATTCTAGCTCCTGTTGGATCTCCTCCATCACCCCATGCTGAAGTTTTACCTGGCACAAATGCTATATTTACTGGAAAGTTTAAGTCTCCTGATTTGAAGTTCTTTCCTATTGTAAATACCATTCCAATACCTGATAAAGATAAGTTAGGTCCTATTGCTGCTTCCATTCCATTACCTGTTCTTATTCCTACTAAAGATGATACTGCTGGTAAGAACATTCCTTGCTCCATTCCACCTACAACAACTACCCATTCTACTAATCCTGCTACTTCACCATTGTCTACAAATCTTGTTTCCCATTGCCATCCATATTGAGATATGAATGCCATCTTCTGACCTTCTGTATAAACCTCATCAAATCCATTGTATTCAGATGACCTATCATTGATAAAGTCTGCTGAACTACCATGTGTTAATAATGTGAATCCAATTCTTGGTCCTGCTAATCTGTCTATCTGTGCATCAGCTGTCAGTAACCCTAACCCTAATACTAATGTTAATAATATCTTTTTCATTATTTAATCTTTAATTCTTTATTCTGAATGTATATAGTTCCTTTAGTAACTTTTATCAACTCTCTACCTAATAGATCATACTGTTTACTGTTACTTATAGTTTCTACTGATAATTCTTCTATTGATACTAAATTACAAGATGACATATTTAATCCTGCACTCATTAATGTTGATGTTATATTTGTAACAGGGTATATGTCTTGTTCTATTATTGTATAGTCTGGTGCAATTAAAACCACTGTTGGATATGCACCAATTCCATATGTAGAATTTACTGCATCACCTCCACCATCTATTCCACTAACTGCAGGTAAAAGTCCTCCGTAATCATATTCATATTGGAGAACTTGTGCATCAGTATCACCAGCATCTATTGAAATATAAAATACTTCACCTAAATTACACCCATAGTCTGTAAATGATTGGTTTAGAGTTGGGACCGAAGCTATACAAGGTCCACAAGTAGTAAAGAAAAAATCAAGTATTACATGTTGACCTCCATCTAGTATAGAGAATAAATTATATATTTCACCATGTACATCTGTTACTGTAAAATCAACTGCAGTAGTTAAGTTTGTTTGTGCATCAGCTGTCAGTAATCCTAACCCTAATACTAATGTTAATAATATCTTTTTCATTATTTTACTCTAATATATGTCTTGTTATTTCTGATGTACATTGTTCCTGTAGGAGCTAGGTTAATCTTTCTACCTTGTAAATCATACATTGTATTATACACACCTTCATTCTTCATTAACTCTTCAATTCCAGTTGTATTACCTTGTGAATTATATAACATCCATGTGAATGTATTTTGATCAAATACTAATGAATCACATCTAGTACATACTTCCATTATACCTGCTTCCCAAATCATAACATCGTAACAAACCTTCAATGTATCTGTTGTCAATACCTGTCCGAAATAAGCATACATTCCATCTGCTGAATAACATGTATTTGAATTACATACTTGCCACAATACCAACATAGAGTCTGGATTATGTATTATTCCTGATGTATCAAGACCTATACTAAATCCTTGACTTTGATCTGTCCAGTATGTGATTGAATCACAACAGAAATATGGTGTTGCTTGTTGTGCTTGTGTTTGTAGTCCAAGCGAAACTAATAGTGCTAATAATACTTTTTTCATATTCTTTCTTTTTATTTATTAATTATATTGATTGTTTATTATATAGGTGATGAAATTCGTTCTGCTTTACTTCTTCATAATGGTCAATTATATTGTTTCTCGGTATTGCACACTTCATGTCTCCAAATCTATACATTCCATTATTAAAGTCATAATAACCTTCATAGAAGTGAGGTATATGTTTATGCCTATGAGGTATATCATGCTTACATGCATCTCCTTTAAGAATAAATTCTTCTAACCTCTCCTTTAACCATTCTGTTTTATAAACTGCATCCATAGATACCCTTTTATGTCTAGCAAATTTACTATCATAAAAATATACATGCTTTCCTTGCTTGTACTTAGGAGCAGGGTATTGACCCCACCCTCTTATTGTAGCGTGTGCTGCTTGATTATTAGGATCAGGAAACTCTCCACTTACATACGGTTCTTGATTATATTTACCGATTTTATTAAGCAACATATAACTAACATCATTATCAATAAAGCATTCATGAACAATATTATCCCAATGCTCTTTATCCATCCTAAACTGCATATCTTCATTAAGCATAATAACATATGATGTATTTACTTGATTAACAAGAGCAAGTGTAATACTTGCCCAATCCTTCTCTAGGTTATTATAAAAATTAAGTTTAGGTAAACTCTTTTTATATATTGCATGTACTTCATTCAAATTTATACTAGAATTAAAGTTTACAAAATATTCGTAATCACCCCATACAGACGCTACTATTGGAGTATTATTTCTAATAACTTCAAGTCTTTGAGGTATATCACATATAAAATTCTGAACTACGCTAAATTTACTCATCTATTATCCATCTTTATTTATATTAAATATACGAACTTTTTATCAATTATCCAACACAAACAGTGAGGGATTTGCTCTTTTTCCATACCTTCTTACTTCATAGTGCAAATGAGGACCTGTTACAGCTCCTGAGTTCCCTGCCCTTGCTATAGGTTGTCCTTTACTAACTGTATCACCTCTTCTTACAAAGTATCTGTATAAATGAGCATATGTTGATTGATACCCCCATGTATGGTCAATCATAATACATCTACCATATCCTGCATTCCATCTAGCTCTTCTAACTATACCACTCCCTGTTGCATAAACTGTGTCTTGCCATGCTGCTAGATAATCTGTTCCTCCATGCATCTGCCAACCTGTCCTTATTGGATTTCTCCTCCATCCATACTCACTTGATACTTCTAATGTATCTAATGGGGATCCTAAAGGTAAGCTATCAATTATATTTAATAAGCTGTCATATTTTATGTTAATTGTTTCATGTTGATTTATTACCTCGTTCAGCTCAATCTCATGAGATTGAATTGTATTAATTAATAATTCGTCTTGATAGTTAATATAATACATAACTAAACACATGAAAATAAATGTAAATATACCTGCTGTGAGTTTAGTTTCTGTATCCATTTATATAAATATACGGAAAATATCTTAATTAAACAACTAGATTGTTAAATTTCCAGTAGATAACTGAATACTTCCTTTACTAATAGTTATTTGATCAGGTGTTGTGTAGTTAATTATAACTTCAAATGCATCATGGTAAGCTGTACCTTCATCAATATTAAAATTTGTAACAATTGCAGCTGCTTGGGCTGCAGTCCAAGTTAACCCCCATAGTTCAGTTGAACCTCCAAACTTCACTGTAGCTATAGGTTGGTATATAGCATGTAAATCCGCTTGCAATGCATTGCTATCTAAGCCTGCACCATCATAAGTTACTGTCATTGATTGTACTGGATTAGGAACTTTTGATGAGTATGCACCTGTCCACACTACTGTTATACCTTTAATAGTTGCATTTGCAGGTACTGTAAGTTGATAATCTTCTAGAACAACCTCTTGAGCTCTTAAGATACTACCATCTATTACTGATAACTCCTCTACTGATGAATACCCTGATACTGTTGCCATATTATCTATGCCTCATGGTAATACTTGCTCCAGCTATTTGATCACTTGTAGCTCCAAATCTGAGGGCAATAGTTAGGTATGATGCTGCATTAAGAAATAACAAAGAATTTGATGCTCTTATCGTACATTTTTTAGTTATTGGAACACCAGCATTATTTATGCTTCCATCTATTGCAGTTACAGTAGAACTATCTGAAAACAAGTTATGATATAATGCAAACTTGGTGTTCCTATTTGTTTGAGCTGTGGTACTAGGTATCAGGCTTACATGTGTTGGTATCAATCCTTGAGGTATAGTTATCTGTGCAATTATTGTTCCTACTACACTAGGTGAACTAAATCTACCTAATGCATCAGGTATTAAAACGCCATTTCCATCTTCATTAAGAACTACTTGATTAAAATCATTAGGTGTTAAGATATAATCAGTTGCTGAACCTTTATAAGATGATATTGATCCTGTAATTGTTGATGCAACTTTTAATCCAAGTGCACTTATATTTGATGAAGCAGTCACTTGTCCTGTTATTTCAACACCACCTGCTCGTACCTTCATTACTTCAGAATTGTTTGCATCAAAATGTATTTCATTAACTGTTTCAAAGTCTATTGCTGTTTCTGCATCCTCACCAATTTTTAAATCGGTTGCATACATGGATGTAATAGTAGTTTGAGCTGCAGTTACTGCTATATCATTTGCATTAGCTGTTATACCATCACCCCCTATTACATTTAAAGTTCTATTAGCTGCTATAGTACCTCCCCCAGTTAAACCAGTTCCTGCTGCTACACTTATTTCTGAGTGATCTATATGTTCGTTTGCTACAAAATTTGTAGCTGCATCATGATCAGTTTGTGAAGAACCACTAAACATACCATTAAAGGTGTTTGCATAGATGGTACCACTTGAACTTATATTACCTGAGGCTGTTATATGGCTATTTAATATAGATACTTTTTGTACTTTGTTGTTTCTGATAACTAAACTACCTGCGAGTAATCCTTTAGAGCTACTAATTGCTCCAGAAGATGATACATTACCTGATAAGTACATATTTCCATTGACAATAACCTTTGCACCACTAAATCGAGTTTTAGAAGAATTATCTAGATAAGGATTTCCTAACCAAGTTGTAGATGCAACATTAAGTGTTCCTAGTAAATTTGCATTATTAAAATTAGTGATGTTAGTTGCTCCGTCACCAGTTAATTGACCATTTAATACTATACTATTACTAAATGTTTTAATTCCAGCTATATCTTGATTACCTGTAATTCGCACAGTTGCATCTACTATATCTCTATCATCTCGATCCTTGTTAGCAGTTGAAGATGATATATTTGATTGTGCATCCCCTACTCGGTTTATACCATGTGCTAATTGAGTTACCTTTTTATATAAAAAATGCACCGGTTCATGCCATGCTTCTTCATAAGAATCTCCTGTATTAAATGCACTTAATAAAGTTAACGTATCTTTAGTTGAACCTACTTCTCCTGCTTTAATAGAACTAGATGTACCAAGTATTGATGCACTCCCTGTAGGAATAACAAATATACCTTTAGGATCATTAGGTCTTCCTATTCCGCCAAATCCAGCTTGATTATCACTTTCTATAAATTCATTTGGTTTTCCCATTACTTCATCTCCTATAGTGGTGTTTTTGCATAATTAACTATCCAGTGTATATTAAGCACTGAGCCTGTCTGGTTAGGTGTTGGATCATTAGTTCGATCTGGATTCAAATTACCTACTGATTTAATTCTAGGAAATATAATAGAACCTGGTGCTAAATTTAAGTCCATGTTTGAAGCTGATACATAGTAATTGTTATATTTAAAGAACGCTTCGTCAGGTGCTTTAAACTGACTAGAGCTAATTGTAGTAGCGTGTCTTTGAGTAAAACTACCTGGACTAGAGCCTAATACATTTATTTCACCAGTTAGATCTGAATTTTTTGAGTACCATAGAGTGCACGAGAAATTCTGACTTGCTGATATATGATTATCATTTGTGTTGTGCCCAACATATACATCCATTGATTTTATACTACACGAGTAATTTGCTTGATTAGGTATCCTCCACCCTGTATTCATGTATAATCTAGATTCTGCATTTGTTGAACTTGGATCGTCATAATCAGTCCCATAATCTTGATTCCAATCAGCTCTTGTATGGATACCATATCCATTAGGTCCTTGCCAGTTTGTATCATCATTTGTATCAGATCTTGCAGTTGCTTCCCATTGATAAAGTGTGCTTTCATACACTTGACTTGCAGTTATATTACCTGAGGCTGTTATTTGACCTTGCACATTTAATTGTGTAACGCCATCTCCAGCTCCTCTTAATTCTGTTGTCTGAATATAACCACTAGAACTTATATTACCTGATGCTGTTACGTTACCTATTAATGACACCCCACTTGTCATAAATACGTTACCTACTTCAACTCTTTTATCATCAGATCCGTTAGAAATAACATTTCTAGATAATCCAATAGCATCATGTAATCTAAGGGTAGATACACCATAAATATTAGTTCCATAAACATTACCACTTGAACTTATATTACCTGAGGCTGTTATTGATCCTAAGAATGTGTGTGTATCAGTTGCTTCATCACCAAATGTACTTGATCCACTTGTATAAATTATCGAAGATGTTACTCGAGAAGATGATATAGAAGTAGCGTGCAATGTACCTATGATAGTGACATCATTACCGTTAAATGAGATAGGGAGAAGACTACCAGTTCCATCTGATACTTGTCCATTCTCTACTTGTACCAGTTTCTGGTAAGTATCTGAAATGTTTGTGCCGAATAATGTGTTTGGCATATTTTATAACCTTTTATTTACGTTTAGATAAAACCTTGACTATTCCATCAATAATCCTTTTTTGTTTTGATTCTGTAATCGTATATTTTTTTGAATAGTTTGCTATCACTCTATTCACTATTTTTTTCTTGCTTGGCATGTTTTTAAGAGTTACCTTCTCTTTTATCAACTGCTTGAGTATGCGAACTATATGCGTTGATTCTTTTAGTATCTTAGCTGGTGCTATATTTTTAATATTTGCAACTTGGATCACTGGTTTTTGAGTTTCAACTATTCGAGTTTTGTTTTGAGACTTAACCTCTATTGTTACTTTCTTACTAGTTTCAACTACAAACTCACTCTCCCACGGTGTGAAGAATGTATCATCTGCTATTACTTCAAGCCGTAGTGTTCCCGTAGTACTCTCACCTAGTAGTCCACTTAGACGTTTAACAGGTACAACACACTTACCAGTTGAATCGATTTTCCCTTTGAATAACAAATTTATATCTGCTGATTCAACTACTAACCGTACATTAGATTTGTCTAGAGATGCTCCTGATAATTTTAGGTCACACTCAAATACTTCTTTTTTATCTGTAAATAATTTATACATATTTCCTCTATCCTCTCGATCCCGATCTGTGAATAATTACAAATGCGCAACTTTCAGCCCCACCTGCATGTCCTTGTATTCTAGGTCCACCTGTACCAGTTTTCCATGAACCTGTAGCGTAGAATTGCTCTTGATGATTATTAAATACATTAAATCTACCTCTAGTACCTCTAGCGTTTGGTTTAGCTCTTAAATTCTTTCTACTAATTTTAAATCCTTGAGCTTGCATTGATCTTCTAGCAACCTCTCTACCTTCCTTTACCTGTATATATGTAAGATCACCTAGAGTTGCAACTGAACCAGAAGGCATCATTATTTTAGAGATGTTGGTTTCTTCAATCATTTTAGAATCAAGTTCTGCTTCTACCGCATCAGATAAGTCGTCATAATCTATGAATAATGCTGACCCAGATAATGATACATCAACACCTTTCAGATCAGCAGGAGCTGTAAATAACGCTCTACCTCTAAATAGCTTAACATATTGATCTTTCTTAGCCTCTGCTGCTGCTCCAGTTGCGTCCTTTAAAGATCTTACCTTTCGCTCCTGTAAACTTGCTTCTAGAGCTTTCTCACCTCTAATACCGAGCTTGGTAATTATTTGTAGATATTCTTTAGGATCAAATTCTGTTCCATCTGCAATCTCTAAAGCAGTTCTATAATCAGTCCAAGCAGAACCATTTAATCCGTCAGATCCAGTTACAAAACCTGTAGCTGCAATAAAAGTTAAATCTGAACCATTAAGAATAAGTATTTCAGAACCATATAGCTTGGCTAATTTTACCTGTATTTCTGAGAGTACTTTATCCGAAATTGCCATCTATACTAGCTCAACCTTTACTTTAACTTTAACTTCTTTAATTATCAATTTAATATCTTCAATACTTGCTGTAATGTTAGATACTTCTTTATATTCATCATATAACTTAATACCTCTCCTACGCATTACAAGTCGTACAAGCTTCTTCTTTTTTTCCTCTGGTAATGCTTCAACTGCTTGATATGTATTACCTGTCCAAATTTCTTTGATAAGTACTACATCATCCCATTCATAACCATCACCAGTTGCTTTATCCCAATGGAAGTTAGCATACTCCCATTTATATTCGTCTCGTGAGAAACTATGTCCGTCTGTTGTAACTCGTTTAACCATAAAAATTCTCCTAGATATGTTCTTGGAGAATTCTTATGATCTCTTAACGAACTTTTAGGAAGCCCTTAGTGTCTTCTTTATTTTTTGCATTCTTCAACAGATGCTTTTCTATATTCAGTTACCAATTTCTTGATATCACCTAAAGATTTTCTAGCTCTCTGTGCAGCTGCTTTATTATTCTTATCGTTATGTTTTCTATGATTTTCTTGGAATGTTTCCCATAAACCATCTAACGAAGTGTATAAATCTACTGTACTCATTGTATTTCTCCTTTATTAATTGTTAATACTATAACCGTGTTTCGGTCGTTACTTTATCCTACTTTTACTAATTTATGTGTTTGAGTTGCCATCCAACCATCACCAGTAATACCAGCTGCTTTAGATGCCTTTTTAATTGCTTCAACTGTTGATCTAGCTTTTACTGTGAAAGTTTTCTTTGGATCTAATGTTACACCTGATAATGTCATTGGTGCAAATTGCATTTTCCATGTAGCAAAGGCTTCATTCAAACTGAATGCAGCTTCTTCTAACTCTGAATGCTCCGGAGCATCTTGTGTAGCTTCAGTTACAGGATTCCATTTCATCTTCATTAACTTTGAAGAAGGTAGATCACCTAAAACATTTTCGCTTAATAATTTTTTAAGATTTATCATATTATCCCCATTTCAAATTACGTTTATCAAGGAACTTCTTTTGCCATTCTTGAATATTAAATTCTTCATCAGACATTTCTTCTTCTAATTCATTTTCAGTTACTTTAGCAACTTTACCTTGACGTTTATGAAGGTATTTATCTGAAGCATCATGATCACCATCATTATCAACATCTTTATCCTCAAGATTATCATAATCAGTATCAGCTTCCTTATCATCAATATGATCTACAGCTTCTGTAAACCACATTCCTTGCATTTTTTTGAATGGATTTCTAGAAACTACTCCACCTACACCTTCTTTAAGTACGCGTTTCTTTCTCCAATTATTTATACTAAATTTTTCTTTACTCATTGTTTTCCCTTTATGTTGTTTTTACAGGACTGCTTTCACCTGCTGGTGTTATTGTTCCTCCTGGACTGCTTTGATATGTTGAACTCATACTTGATAGCCCTGCAGTTCCTTCTTGTGCTAATGGACCTACCTTACCAAGTGGTGTAATTTTGGATGTCATACCACCTAAACCTAAACCAGTTTCTTGAGCAAAGACATCTGCGTTGGTAACCATTGTAGTTGGTGATTTACTATTTGCTAACATTTGTGCTAATTTTGACATATCCTTCCTCTTTAATAAACCTATTCATACGTTGCTTATCTATAATAAATAGATGTTTAATGAATAAGACAGTGCTATTATATAATTACTTTCTATTTGCAAATTTTTCAAGTCCAGCTATCCCAAAACATCCTAATACAACCATTACAAATGAATTGTATATAGCTTCGTTTATTACTAAATCTGCTCCTGTCCATCCAGTAATAACATCAGCCAACATCACTATCACCATTACAAAAAAAGCTAAAAAACCTACTATCGATTTTTCATTGTAATCATTCCCATCTTTAAATATTTCTTTCCAACTCATTATATATCTCCTAAGTTAAAAGGCATCCATGATTATTTCATCGATTTTACCTTGTATATCTGATTGTTTAGCTTCCATCACCATCATTATATTTGCTTGATATCTACCTATCTCTTCGTCTCCATTGAATATAAGTATCGTAGGTATAACTACAATCTTATATTTACCTGAAGCTTTTGCATCTGTACCTATGTCTATAAATGATGTTTCACATTCCTCTAAGTTACCTACCCATGTTACTTTATTGCCTTCGTTAAAACCTGCATTAAATTGTACTACACATAATCCATCACTTCCACATGGGGATTGTCCATTAGCTGTAACTGATATCAACATTAATAATAGTATTAATATATACCCTGCCATTAATTTCCATATTGTATAATCTTTATTCATTGTCTACTCTACCTCTTATTTCTGCGTTTGTCAATCTTACCACCAGCAACATATCGTATACTATCATACGTGCCATCTGGGTAATCAAATCTTTCAAGTTTATATAGTATTCTATCTATACCTGATCTAATAGTATCCAAATCTAATTGAGTTCGCTCTATTATAGCATACATTGAGTCTTGGAAAGCTATATCTTCTATTGTTGGTATCCAAACCTCTACCTCTTCTTCATTAACGTCTTCAATAACTAATGTAGTTCTATATACACTTGCTATAACTAATGTACTCACTAATAACGCAGCTATTGTTAATAGTGATACTCTAGATGTTAAACAAATATTAGTTTTTAATAGTTTCATACTATCTTAATCTATCAATCTTATCATTTAATTTATCAAGTTGTACCTTAATTTCTTTAACATCCTCTTGAGTTGTCATAATAGTTTGTCGTACCAACTTATCTTTCATATCGAATTCCATACGACTAATTACAGGAGCTTGAGGTTCTGGAAGTAGTTTTGCTTCTTCGATGTCGGCTTGTAATGCAAACCACATACCTACAACTGTTGCTATTAAAGCTGCAATTCCACCTAATGTTTTTATGCTTACTGTTACCCCTGTGTCTTCGTTTAATTCTTTTGCCATTGTTCTTTCCTCTAAAATACTCTGTAATTTACTCCAGCACTAAACCCGTGCCATTCTCTATTCCAATATCTGTTATAAGTTCCTTCTAAAAATATACCTAAGTTTTTATTGTACCAATGACCATAAACTATACCTGCCGAATAATCTAACCATTGTCCTCCAATAAATTTATGATAACTAAATTCTCCACCTGCATCATAATGGTAAGGCATTATATTACCCCATGCATGTAGCCAACTCTTTTTTTCATATTTGTAATAATCTGCTCCAAATACTAAAGAGTGTTGCATAGTATTTTCTAACTCATTTCGTTTACGTTCTGCATAGTTTGCTATTACTGTTGGTATAACAACTGCTTCCCATACCTCAGTACTTGTAGCCACTTGATCTCCTGAAGGATCTAGATATTCTACTCCATTGTTACCATCAAAGATAATATTGTAACCTTCTTCTATTGCAAGTTGAGTATAATGTAAATTACCAGTAGATAATATCCACTCTTCTAACGGATCATAACCATAAGGTTCTGCTAATCTCTGAGCAGCTCCAAAGTTAAATGTTAAATTTTTAAAAGATGGGTGTTTATATGTAAATCTTTCTGAAGCTTCAAAGTATTTTATATCAGCAAAACCATCTTCAAGGTATTCAATTTTTACTATGTAATGTCTCCAGCAGTTTTTATTACTACAACCATCATCGCCAACATATCTAATAAAATGATGTTGATCTAAATAAGATTCGCCTTGCTGTCTTTTATATTCACCCTGAACTAAGAATTCAATTTTATTTGTCCATCTACCAATAGTAGCTGCATCTGTAAATGAGTTTTCAGTACCATTCTTAAATCTTTCTTTGTCTTCGTATCCAAATTTCTTGATCTTTCTTATTCCAAATAATACGGAATAATCATAAGGTGTTTCAATAACAGATGTCTGTAAACCATTAGTTACTGAGTAAACATCTCTATCAGATAATGATGTACCTCCGTTAACAGCACCATATATTGTACCAAATTTAAGTAGATCTTTTACATATTCATTCTGGAATAATTTTTTTATATGTTTGTCCTGTTTTTCTTGCGCACTAACTTGTAAGCTAATCACTGCAAATAGTATTATTAATAACTTTTTCATTGTTTTATCACCCTTTTACTGTATCTAGAATCATTGTAAAGTATTGACATATTATAAATACCACTTGGCAATTTAGATAAGTCTAATCGTTTAGTGTTAGATTCATTAATAACTCTCTTACCTGTCATATCATACAATTCAACTTGTATATCTAATCTTGTTTCTATTGTTATAACATCTTTAGTAGGGTTTGGATACACTACAATACCTAATGCTGATATATCTTGTATTGCTGTTGGCCAACCTTGTTGACAGTAATCATACATTGACTGACATGAAGCGTCCCAGTCAGTAGTACAGCAATAATCATCTACATCGATTACCCATGCAAAACATCCATCGTTTAACCAATATGGCATTCCTGGTCCTCCATAACATCCTGCATCATATAAACAAGCTGTAGAGTCTGAAGTGTTAGCAATTGGATCGTAATTGTAAGCTGCAACATCAGTACATCCTGATATAGGAAGTATACAATTAGAAGGTACATATTCTGTATTAGCAAGTATATCATAATTTAATGCTGTTGTATCCATGCATCCTAATATGATTGCTATACATGATCCATTGTCAGTATTTGCTAAAGGATTGTAGTTGAATGATAATATATCCATACACCCATAAATATAAGGAATACATGAACCATCATCAGTATTAGCTGTAATGTCGTAATTGAATTGTGTTGGATCAATACATCCATATATAAATGGAATACAGGTTCCGTCATCTACATTTGCCAATGAATTATAATTAAATGCTAATGGGTCTGTACATCCATTAACTATATCAATACATGAACCGTCATCTACATTAGCTAAGTTGTTATAGTTAAGTGCCGTTGAGTCTGTACATCCATACAATGGAGATATACAACTTCCATCATCCGTATTTGCAAGAGGATCATAAGTAACTGAGGTTGAATCAGTACATCCAAGTACTACAGCTATACATCCGTTGTTGTCTGTATTAGCTAGAGGATCAAAGTTAAATGCTAATGGATCCATACATCCAAAGATAAAAGGAATACATGATCCATTATCAGTATTTGCTAATGGATTGTAATTAAATTGAGTGTTGTCAGTACATCCATTAATGATTGGAATACATGATCCATCATCTGAATTAGCTAAAGGATTGAAATTAAATTGTGTATTGTCCATACAACCGTAGATGAAAGGAATACATGAACCATCATCTGAATTTGCAGTTGAATCATAATTGAATGCTATTGGAGAAGTACATCCATATATAATACCTAAACAAGAACCATCCTCTGTATTTGCTAAAGGATTATAATTGATTGCTGCGGTATCTGTGCAACCAAGTATTATTGGTGTACATGATCCGTTATCAGTATTAGCTAGTGGGTTAAAATTAAATGCTAATGAATCTAAACATCCGTAAACAAATGGGATACAGGATCCGTTATCAGTATTTGCAGTAGCATTATAATTGAATTGTGAGGGGTCTGTACAACCATAAATAAATGGTATACATGATCCATCATCTGAATTAGCTAAAGCATTATAGTTAAACTGTGAAGCATCTGTACATCCATAGATAAATGGAACGCATGTTCCATCATCAGTATTAGCTAGTGAATCGTAATTGAAAGCACTAACATCAGTACAACCTAGTATAGTTGATATGCAAGAACCATCATCTGTATTCGCTAATGAGTTATAATTTAAAGCTAAAGAGTCTGTACATCCATATAAGAAAGGGATGCATGTTCCGTTATCAGTATTAGCTAAAGCATCATAATTTAATGCTGTTGAGTCTGTACAACCAAGTATATAAGGTAAACAAGATCCGTTATCAGTATTCGCTGATGGATCATAATTGAATTGTGTTGCATCCATACATCCATATATAAATGGGACACATGAATAATTTTCTGTATTTGCTAGTGGGTCGTAATTAAAAGCAGTTGGGTCTAAACAACCAAGTATTTTTGCAATACAAGGAGTTGTATCATTTAATACTGTTGTCCATTGAACTGTCGCGTATTGGTCATAATTAAACATTGTCATATCCATACAACCAAATATAGCGTATGATAAACATGAACCATTATTAAAATCAGCGATAAATCCTTGAGTATGATATTCTAAATAAGCAGCATCAGTACATCCTGGATTATAATAACATGAGCTGTCTGTTGTATTAGCTAAAGAATCATAATTAAATGCAAATGAATCGATACACCCTAAAACTGACGGTAAACAAGTATTACCACAATCTTGTTCTGCTGTATATACTTTTGGAAATGGAACGATAGCATCTGTCCATGGGTTTGTTCCAGCCTCAAACGTAACAACGTCATCTGGATTAATTAACTTAAACCCACATTGACTTGCTGTCCCTGATGAATTACCTTGAGTATAAAAATATATTTTAGCTTTTTCGGTTGTTGTTAAATTTATATTAAAATCATTATAGAAACCATTATTAAAAGTGTAAGGACCATATAATGAATCTCCCTGTACTATCCCAATATAAGAACCGAACCAACCATCGCCAGCACCATCTGTTAATCTTAATGTATAATTACATGATGGTGTATTTATTTGTGTATTTGCATTAGGGTCATAGTTTAATGCAGTAGAGTCTGTACATCCATAAATGTTTAATGTTAAACATGAACCATCATCGTACAAAAATGATTCGTCGTACTCAACGTATGCGGGGTCAGTACAACCGTATACACTAGCATTAATTCCACATGTATTAAGAAATCCAAATGATTCACTAAGTTCAACACCAAAATTCATATTAGGTGAAGTTAAGTGGAACAATGTATCACCACATGATTCATCTAATATCAATACTTCACCATCAGCCTCTCCAAAACATGAACCACACATTCCATCTCCAAAAGAATCATATAAATTAAATACTAGGTTCATTGTACTATCAACACATACTATTGTTGATGTAGGTATACCTGTTAATCCACTATATAATGGACTTGAAGCTATTATTGTAGGAGGTGTAGTTGTAGAATCTATAAGTTCCCAAGATGTTTCACCAGAATATGTATCTGGAGTTAGTATAATGTTAATTGTAGTGGAATCAGGGCCACATGTCGTACCACTATTTTGACAACTACCATCATCTATATTTGCAAATGGGTTATATTGACTAGATGTTGGGTCTGTACATCCAACAATACAATGTTCTGGTGTTATCCATGTTGTATCACTGTACGTGAAATTACCGGCAATGCCAAATTTAACAAAGAAGAAGTGTGGTATATCTTGTGTTACGAAATTACCACCTGCTTTAGCTTCAAAAACATTCCAGTTATAATTAAAGTAACTACATTCAAATATAGTGTATGCTAGTGTAGTAGGAGGTGTAGCTCCTAACGGAACATCACCTTGAAACCATTGACTTTGAACAAATGGTGCAGCTGATAAATCGTAACCATAATGTATTTCACCAACATCACATGCAGTTAGAGATGTTTCCCATTCAAATGTTAATGTTGTTTGATTACCCATACATGTTTGTGAAGCCGATATTGTATCAAAGCCACCACATGGTGGGTACATACATAAACCATCATCAGCTAAAGTTGCTACTGTATCATAATTTAATGCTGATGGGTCTGTACATCCTATAATATATGTACAAATAGATTGGTCTGAATATCCCCATTGAGGTACGGTTACTAATGAGTCATAATTCTCTGCAATAGGGTCCATACAACCAGGTATAAAAGTAGTTGGTGGAGCGCAAGGTGCAAGTGTTAATGTATCAATTAACTCTGCTGCACTTGTAAAACCTTGAGTAATGATTCCTGGTATTGTCCATCCATTAGCTAATGCAAGTGAATCGTTTCCATTATAAGAGGTACCAAATCCATGTACATAGGATAGAGTATCTTGACATTCATTTGAAACTAAAGCGTATGAAGGAATTGCAGTAGATAATCCATCACCATATGAATCTACAAAATTAAAGATATATTGACCTGCTGGTAATGGAATATATAATTCTATAAATTCATTAGGGAAATAAGGGTCTCCACAGGCATCATATATTAAAGTATCTGTAGTAAATTCTCTTAACTCCCAGCAGTTTTCCTCCGGCCATTGGTCTAGCTGTATGTCAAGCTTAAGCCAGCTATTATTTTGTGCTAATAACATTGTTGGCAATAGTGCCAGTAATAATAATAACTTTTTCATAACTTATCCCTTGAATATTTGTTTTTTACCTCCGAAGTATTCATAAGCATGACCTTCGATTTTTAATTGTTCATTTATATTGTATTGTTTTCCTTCCTCATCTTGTATGAATAGTTCACCAAGAACTCTTCCGTATTTTCCAACACCATGTGACTTCAATCTAAAATACCCTGGTTTAGATGATGTTTCCTCTAGCAATTCTATAACTCTTGCCTTCGCTGCAAGTCCTTTTGCTTTTTCTTCCAAGTCTCTTGTTCTAGATTCCCAAGCATCAACACCCATAAAGCGTATCCTTTTTTTAACCCATATATCAAATCCTACATCTATCATAGCGTCAACAGTATCACCATCAACTACTCTATCTAACTTTGCTTTATAAATATACTTATCCATGTGTTTATCCCTTTATTTTTCTCGTAACTCTATACTTGTAATACTGCCTTTTACAAACGAGTCTTTATCAATTTTATATTTAGTACCCATTGAACTATTAAATTCATCTACAATCTTTTGAAGTGTTTTACCAGGACCCATATAAGAAGACATATTTAGTTTAATCGTATTACCTTGGGTATCGACTTTTTTAAGAGCTTTATGCCAGTTACCTGGTATACTATCAAATGCCATTTTCATAGCATACTTTACATCTGATTTATTTACTTCGTTTATTATGTCTTTTAATTTAATCATTATCTTCCTCTTCTTGGTTGTGATGATAGCCCGTAACCTATCCTACCAGTATCAGCTTTTGCACCATAGTGTGCTGCTTGTGCTTTTGCCTCTGCATCTAATGCTGCTTTAGCACCTGCTTCGTTCTTCTTGATCTCACCTTTAACTTTCTTCCAAAACTGTAGAAGATGATCGTTTGTAAAGTCTTTCCATACCTTAGGATTACCTTTGAACTTGAATGGCTTCATACTGTTTGTTGTAGTACTTCCAGTATATTTTTTATCATAGTGGCTATAAGAGTAATACTTATGATTACCATCTTTACCGAAGCTTACTCCAATCTGTCCACCCCAATTTCTTGCATGTGCCCATTTGAAAGAAAATCCTCCTGATCCATCACCAAATCTAAATTCACTGTAGTCGAATGATTGATTACCATACTGTTCCTTCTTCCAGTTAGCTAGCTTTTTAATATCAGTAGCTATCTTGTTAACTGTAGATGTATCAAACATCTTAGTTTGGTCCATTCTATCTTCGTTTAATAGGTCTTTTAGTTTAATCATTACGCGCCCTTATACATTGTAGGATCAATTGGATCTGGATCCAAAGCTACTTTTAAGTTACGTTTTTGCCATTCAAATGATTTCTCATCTTGATTAATTGGTCCACCTGCTGCCCATGTGTTACATGATCTAGCTGAGTGACACTTGAAATGGTGCATCCAACAGTAACCTAAATCACCATGTTCATCTTTAACTGGTTGAGAAGTTTCACCTGGTATACATTTCAACATCCTTGGTGATACATCAAATGCAGTACATGAAGCACACTTTGATTTCTCAGCTGCTTCTTCTGAAGTATTCCATTTCTTAGCAATTACTTTCCAGTAGTCACCAGGCTCTTCAACATTTAAAGGACCATACTTAATGAAATCAGCTTGAATTGCTCGATCTCTATTAGCTGTATTAACAACTAGATTTTGAGTTGCTGATGGACATTTCTTTTCCTCTTGTTCTTTGATGAGTAGTTCTTTAAGTTTTATCATTTTTGCTCCTCTTCTTCCATTGCTGTTTTTATCTTACTCCACATTGTACGGAAAGCTTTTTCTGCATCACGTTTTTCCTTACCAGAAAGCATTTTTATTAGTTTTTCCAATTGGATATACGTCTGATTACCCTGTGATGTAATAGGGTGGCCGAATCTATCTTCGTGTATCTCACCTTCTGTTAAACCTTTACCTTTGAAGTCTTTTTCCAAAGCAAATAAAGCTTTATGTAATGATTCTAGCTGCTTCTTTACTTTAGGATCGGATTGACCTAATTGCTTAACGCCCATTGCATTTCTAAAGTTAAATGTTGCATCTTTTATATCTTTAAATGCTTTTGCAACATACTTTTTATATTTGTATTCTTCTGCTTCATTTACTTGAGTTGCTTTAGGTACTTTAGATCGTTGTTTGTCTTTAGGATCACTTAACCTTGCACCTTTTGATTTAGCTGCTTTAGATAAGCTACCTTTAACTACATTACCTGATGCAGTGAAGTAATGTCCTTTAGGAGCCCCTTTAGTTTCTGCAAGGCCTGTAATTTCTGGTTCATATACAGGAGTTGGTCCAAGCTTATCAACTATTGTATAGAGATAAGAATTACCTTTTCTTTGTACTTTTGATATTGTACCAGTAGTAGGCTTTAATGGTCTAGCACCACCTTTATCCATTTGAAAGGTTACCTTTTGACCTTTTTTATATTTTGCAGCTTCAGTTAATTTACCTTCATCTAATTCAAACTTACTAAATTTATTTAGATCATTCAAGCTTTTTAATTCAACTCTTTTACTACCATTCATACCGTAGATAGTAGCTGTATATTTACCCATTCCATCGGAACGTTTACCTGCAAGCTTTTGTTTTAACTCAGCTCCAGCTCTACGTTTGCTAACTGAAGATGACATACCTAAATCTTTTAAAGAAGGGCCTGGCCATGAAACTTCAGTTAATTTACCTTCTTTTTTAAGTTCAACTGAGTTATCAGATAACTGTACGAGTTGTAATGCTCGTAGTGCTTCCCTCTTCGATCTAAATGATTTGATTTTCTTCCCGTCAATATATAAAGCCCATCCACCTTTAGCTTCAGTTAATTTACCTTCAAATTTCAGATAAGCATTAACCATGTCTGCACCAGCTACACCTCTATGTTTCATTATATCTGGCTGTACTGCACGTTTCATTGCTTGTACTATATCTTCTACACCGTACACTTTACCTGTTTTCGGAATTTGAAAATTTCCATCAACCATCTTTACATATTGAGCTTTACCATAGCTAACCTTTTGACCTTTTTTCATACCTATAAGTCTTTTTCTAAGGTTAACTCTAAAATTTCTTGCTCGTTGAGAGTAGTCTTCAGTTATTTTACCTTCATTAGTAGGTTCGTCTTTTAATGCATTATACATTGATTTACCTTTAGCATACACTGCTGAACCTTTTTTAGCTTTTAAAGCTGTACGAAGTTTTATATCATTTCCAGTTGCAGGATTTTCTATTCGTTTATCACCATGAGTTTTTCTTACGTCTAACTCTTTGATACTTTCGAATTTACGTTGTTTGATAAGTTTCAATATACCTGTTGCGTCTCTATCAGATAATCTGAATACAAAGTCGTTTAATTTACCTGGTCTGACAGCAAATTTACTTTCGAAACTATCCTTACCATTTATACTCATACCAGTAACTGCATCATATACTTTGTTTTGTAAAGGTGTACCACCTTCATCAACAATTTGTACTTTATTAATATCAAGTGGATCGTCCGCCTCCTTCTTGGAATTTTTAAAAACATTAATTTTTGTAGGCGTTGCGTTTATAAATGCTTGATCTAATTGATCGATCTCTGCAAGTATATTTGGTAATGCATCATCTAAAATAGAAGATACTTTATCACGTAAACGTGATTCATTTACTTTACGTTTAATAGCATTTTTTATCTTAGTTATATTGGTCATTAATAAGCTCGACCTTCAATCTTAGAATACTCTTTACTTTTATCAATCTTTTTAAGTGCGATATTCATTTTACCAAATTCCTGTTTTATATTCAAAGCATATTGATTCATTTGTTTTTGCATATAATCAACACCTCCTGAAGCATCATTACCCCCATCCTTTTTAGCTTGTGCTTCCTGGTCAGCAGCTTCTCTCATCCAGTACTGAAAATCTCTAATCATTTGTTGATGTGCTCTAGAAACTGTGCTCCATGAATCATTGTTCCAATGTTCAGTGGAAACCATTCCTTTTTTAAGCATATTAAGTTTCTCTTTCAATACTTTTTCATACAACTTGGTAGCTTGTTCAATCATCTTGATTAGACCTCCTTTGCCTTCTGCTCCAACACGAACCTTTAATGCTGCTTCATACGTTCTTCTGTTTTTATCTTTTATATCTCTAGCAGACATAAGTGCAGTTGCACCAGCTTTAGCTTCTGCTCTTGATGCAACTTTATCTTTTGCACCACGTGATTTTAATTCAGGATCTATATGATAAACTACTGCTCCGGTAATTGATAGAACGCTTTTTACGTTAGAGTATCCACGTTTTTCTAATCCAATAAAGTTTCTATTTTTACCTGCACCTGTTGATACACCAAATCTACCTGTCCATACTCGTTTACCTTTTATGGTTGCACCTAGCAATTGACCTTTTTTGATGTAAGTTGTCCAATCATACGTTGTTGTAGCTGCTAAATTAACATCTTGAGTAGCTACAATTAAATCGATACCTTTTCGATCTAATTTTGTGTCTGGACCTTTTACTTGGTCGTCTGTAATTTTATCCCATTCAAGTCCATAACTCTTCGCCATACCGGATAAAAAGTTTTTATCATTGCTATACTTGGATACTTTTCCAAATAGTTGACCAAGTTTAGTTGATGCAAATGCTTCAGTTAATCGAGTTTTAGATTCTCTTATATATCTTTTGTTAATATAGACATTCGAACCTTCTTCACTTTCGAACTCGTCCCCGTTGTATGTTCCTTTTGTTCCTTTTTTTATGTAAAGAAAATTTGGACCTCCTTTGGATCTTCCAGCAAGCTCGTGCTCAGGCACTGCTGATCCTTCTGAGTCTATATAATAAACATTAGCTAATATAGTAGCTTCAGCTAATTTACCTTCCTGCATTCCAACTATCTTAGATAACATAGCAGGTACATTCATTGCATCTTTTACTTGATTTGTTAAATTATTTAACAGTCTAAAATTTTCTCTGTTCTTTTTAGATTCCTCATGTTTAATGTGAGTCAATAAAACTTTACAATTTCTTTCCCATTCTTTTGCAAATCTTTTATCCATTGGAGCTTCGTTTATTTTGCCTTCACCTATATACTCAACATCTTTATCTAGTTGAGTGATCATTTTCTCCATTGCAGCTTCCATTGAACGCTTTTGTTTACTTAATGTTCCTGCAATTTTAATATATTTTTTAATATCAGCTTCATTACCTGATTTCTTGGCAGCTTTATATTTCTGTAGATTTTCTATCATTTCCATAGATAATTTGGATATATCGCTAAATGCTTTTGATACTTGTCTTGGAGTTACTTTTTCAAGTAGAACAGCTTCACCAATGTATTTAGTAAGAGATGCTGATGCATCTTGATTCCATTCTGAAGCCTTTCCTCCTGTTCCAATTCTTAACTGACCATATTGAGCATATACAAAAAATACTTTACCATCCATTACAATACCAACTGCATCAGAGTATTTATCTTTTAATGTAGCAAGTAGTTCCTTAACACTTGGTTGATTTTTATTCTTTTTCAAGAATGCTAACATTTTTTTGTGTTGTTTTTGAGTCAACCTGTATCCTAATGATGACCCATTTTGATTAGGTGTTCTAGTTAACACTTTTATTTCTTCAGCAAGTTGTTGACTATTATAAGCTCTATGGGATATACCTGGATGTGCTAATGCACAATCACATCTATCACCTTCTTCAGTAACAACCTCATCTTTACCTGCACCTGTGATTGGTTCTTCTTTTATATTGTGAGCATGCTCTTGCATCTCTAATATTTTTAATTTCTTTGTTGGAATGTTTTCAAACACCTTTCCTGTACCGAAATCTACATCTACAAAGTTAACTACACCAGACTCATTAAGAGTGTGACCAGTTACTTTACCTTTAATACCTGTGTTGATTTCTTGGACGTGTTTTGGGCAGTCATGAACGACATCACCTTTTCCGTAGGTTGGAACAAAAGGATCTTTACCTTCTGTAATTGTATCAAGCTTGTTTATAATTTCTTGACGTACTAAGTTTCTTAGCTTAGATTCTTGCATCTTGTTTCTCCGAAGATCATCGAGTATTTACTCGGTAGTTAGTTGAACTCTTCTGGTACAGTACCAGGATTTATCTATAATAAATAGCTGTTGCTTAAGGAATACAGTAGGTTTTAGGATACATCCATTGATTCATCATAAGTTAGTTTGATACCTTGCTTTTTTAATTGTTTAGCAGCTTTATCTAACTCATCATGATCTATCGATCTTAAATAAATCGTCCAACCTAGCAATTTAGTTAAAGACTCTTGTGCATCTTTCCAACTACTCCATTCTCTTGGAGCTCTATTACCATTGATTATTACTTTATAAAATCTTCCACGGCTTTCCTCAAACCATATATCTATAGTTTTTACTTTAGCTTCGCTTAATATATCTTTAAGCTTTATCATGATCTTGTCTTTTTCCAATTATTAGGAAATGCAGCTTCAGCACCCTTCATAAATTCCTCCCAACCTTTCCAAAACTTACTACCTGGCATTACCCCTGACTTGAATGCTTTAAGCATATTGCTTGAATCAGCAGTAAACATTTTACCATTTGGCTTGTTAGCATTTTTCATAGATAATTTATCTAATGCAGCTACAGCTTTTTGTAATGATTTGGTTGATTTCAATACTCGCTCATGAGCTTTTTGCAATACCAGAATATCTTTTACTGTCCATTGATCACCTGCTTCGTTTAACATATTTTTTAATTTAATCATTAGTATTGCTCTAATTTGTCTATTTTAGAAAAAACCTTTTTAAGATCAGATTTTCTTTTCTTATACATCTTTTCATATTTATCGAGCTGCCTACCATATTTATCAGCTATCTTACCACCTTCTGGTTCAGCTTCCTGTTCCATATTTTTATGTAGTTGTTTGATGGTTGCTGTGATGTTTTTTAGATCGTTTTCTATATCCATCCCATCACCGTATAATCTTTGCTTCTCATCAAACTTTTTCCATAAGTCTGTTGCTTCAGTTACGTTACCTTCAAAAGCTTTATCTATATGTTTACCGCCATGTCTCTGTCTTAATATATCTGACACTAAACCTTCTTTATCTAAACTATTAGGATTACCTACTTTGTTCATTCTACTCCATTCCTGTCGTAGATTACTTATAGATTGTTTTTTAAGTTCTTTATATTCTTTTCGAATTGATGCTGGATCTCTTGACTCTTTAATGTGAGTCATATTGTTATCCTTCTTCCAAGCTTTCTTATCAAATATTAAATCATCCTTAACCATCATTACCATTAAAGCTCTACCAAATTTTTGATCGTCTTTAATATGTCTAAAGTCTCTAGCTTTATGATATGCCCATTTAAACCATAATGCTGATAGTGTTCTAAACATTCTACTGCTATCAGATTGTCCGTCAGATTTCCTTACATGCTTCATCATTTCTTTCTTGAACATACTACGTTTCTGATAAACATATTTTTTAAAGTCTAGATAAGCAAATTCATTAGGAGTATCCATTGGGATTGGTTTACCTTCCGTTAATTTTTCATCATTTATCTGACCACTATTGTTGATATAATCGTCTGCTTTATTGATATAATCAGTAGCAAGAGTTACTTTGTCCATCCACCAAGATGGTAAATCATCTTGCTCTTGAGACATTCCACCCAACTTCTCCATGATATCTTGAGCTCCATCTATAATAACTTTACATTTTCTGATAGCTGATGGTATATCCATATGACCATCTTCATTTAATTTACCTTCTTTATGCAATTTCATTGCTTTTGTAACATCTTTAGTAAATGTTTTAAGATGTTTGTCAGCTGATTTCATATAGCTATAATATTCCTTATCTGCTACTACATTGTTTTTACCAGGAACACCAGCGTCTTGTACAAGTTCAACTGCTGCAAATAAATGATCTACTAAATCATCGTATTTATCATCGTTATCAACATTCCAGTCTTCCCAGTCTTGTGATAGTTTGTATAATTTATCTTCACCACTTTTTGAAGTAACAGCTCTAGATCGTTGAAATAGTTTGTCCAATTTTCGATCTTTAGCTTCATTTACTTTGTTGTAACCTGAACCATAAGGAGCAGCTTTTCCATCATCTGGATTATTACGTTCTTTAAGTTCTGCAATAAGTTCTTCTTCTATTATCTGTGCAAGTTTCATAATACCTTCTTTCTTTTCTTTTTTACCGAACATACCTTGAGCTCGCATAGCAGCAATTCTCTTGTCCATTTTTGATTGAGGTTTAGTAGCTTTAGCTTTACCACCTGATTTAGTTGCTAATCCCATATCGTTAGTAAATTTGTTAGTTTTATCTACTAGGTCAGTAGCACCCATATCAACCTCTTTCACATCCATTTCAACATCCCCTGTACCACCATTTGCTATATCATGCTGAACAAGAGCTGCCCATCTGTGATGACCATCTAGTATATACCCATCTTTAGAAGCTATGATAGGTTCTCGTAATGCATCTTGCCATTTTTTAAGATCTTCTGCTGGTAACTCTTTACCTTCAAAAGGTTGATCACCTGCAAGAACTTTAGCAAACATATTAACTTTTGATCCTACCAATTGATTTTGAGTAGCTTTCAATGAAGTTACCTGTCTAGGTTCAGGATCTTTCATTGTGATACCTTCCTTCTCTAGCATCGATTTGAATAGATCTTCAGTATTCACTTCACCTGTTTTAGCATCTATGTCTAACTTACCAGCTTTAACTAGTTCATCAGCTTTACCACCTGCAACTACTGTAGATTTTAATTGTGGCATTTCATCACGAGGTATCTGTTTGTTACCTGCACAAAATAGATTAGTGCCAGGTACTGCTATAGAACATAAATCAACATCATTATCTTTTGTAATAGATCTTAACTTCTCTAGAACTTTCTTTTCAGCTTTTGCATCTCCAGACACTGAATTCTCATCAGAAGTAGGTCCAGTTAAATTATCACCTCCTGCACCAATACCTTTCTGTTTAGCCCCATATGGAGATTTTTCTTTTGTACTGAGTTCTGGATCATCGTTAGATCTACCTTCATCACCAGAATCTTCATCTTCGTCATCATACTGATCAACTATCTCTTTAGCTTTATCAGATAAAGCTACTATTTCGTTTGGTACATCGTCTCCATATGCAGTTGTTTCTTCATAGTCTACACCTTTCTCTAAACCATCTTCCTGAAATTGATCCATTATAGATTCAGCATCTTGCATCGATGGATATTTTTTAACATTTTTCTGAGCTTGTGATGGCTCTGCTTTCTTCTCACCATCTGTTACTCCTGTCCCTCTACTTCCATCTTCATGATCCTCATCATTAAAGTAACCATCATCTTCACCAGCTTGTGGTGTTCCTTTAGCATGTACATTACTTGGATCATTTGCAATTGCATCCCAATCTACACTACCATCTGCTTTTCTTGGTGTTGTATCAGCTTTTGGCTCTGCTTCCCCTGCTGTCGTTTCTTTACCACCAATAGTTACCTTAGTAGTATCTCGCATTTTATGTTTAGCTTTATACCTCTTCAACTCTTCAGCTGATTTAAAGGAAATCTCATTCAACTTCATTAGTAAGTCTGTTATTTTTTCCATATTATAAATGCTTTCCTAATTTACTTTGGTTGAATAATTTTTCTATCTGCTTAAACAGTTTTGCTTCTTTTGACATATCAATATTTTTACTCTTAACCCATTCTTCACCTTCCATAGTACCCAACACATTTTTTACATTGGTCTGAATATCATATATTTCATCTGATATACCGTAGTAGTTATCTTTAAGTTTTTCAAGACCTCTCACAGCTGGAGCTTCGTTTAAGGTTTTATCTTGCCAGTTTTTAATGTTAAATCGCATATTACTTTCTCTCTAAAGCTTTCAATTCTTGAATAGTTCGATATATCCTTGCTTCTTGAATTCTTGTGGATCGAGGTGTAACAGATTCATCATAATTTTGAGATGCGAGTTCTTTTTTTCTACCTTGATCTGACATTCTTGGATCTTCAGGATGTAAGCTTTTATCCATTTCAGATTGCTCAATTTCACCCTTTTCAACTTTAGAAGCCATGGTAATTATTTCAGCTTCACCTTCCTCACCGTAATTATCTTTACCATTAAAATCAGGATTACCTCCTGTAAATTTGAATCCAGCTTTTTCATCACTAACTTTTGACACGAGTTGACCATCTTTGAATTTTAGCTTTTTAGCTTGTTTATTATATTCTTTCTCTCCACCTACTGCATCCATTCTTGCCCACTCTGCTTCTTGTGTAGACATCTTAGCTTGTGAAATGTCATATCCAGGTAAATTTTCAGGACCTACTTTGTATTCCCCTCCATTTGGATCATTCGCCCAACCTGGGATCCTCTCTCCAGTAGCATAAGAAAATTCAAGTGGGTTTCCAGCTGCTACTTTAAACTGCTTATTGAGTCGATGTTCTTGATCAAACAATCTTTTAAGATCATCTTTCATTTCCGTTTTTGCAACATCAGGTGTTTCACTAGTAATTTTGTACTTATCATGATAAGCTTGTATGTCATCAAGAGATATATTATCGACTGCTTTTTCTGCGTCTGCAAGTGTTACGTTACCTTTCCCGTATACACCTGCTGATTTGAGTCCAGATGCCATAAGATCTGCCCTTCCTTCGTCACTCTGTCTAGTTATATATCCTTTGAGCTCAGGTACCATTTTTTCAAAAGTGTTTCCATCAATTGCTCCGCTTTTCATTGAAAAAGCAGTTTTAGGAGATGGGGGTTCTTTGGGAGCAAGATGTTGCTCTATTTGATCATAAGCTGTTTTCATAAAAGAATCAACATCAGTTGAAGAACCTCCGTCTGCAGATATTTTATGCAAAGCATCTAATCCTTTCTCTATATTAGGAGGCATATTAGACATTCCGTTTTCTTTATAATCTTCTAAGTTACCATCATAATTATCTATAACATCATCTAGCATGTCGTTCAGCACAGGAATAGCTTCCCTTTTGAATACCCTTTCTGTTCCTCTATTTAGTGTTTTCCATCTTAAATTAGTAAGATCGGTGTGGTGAAAAACGGGCTGTTTTTTAGATCCTGCTTTAGCTGCTTTTTTACCGTTTGATGTACCACCACCTTGTTCCCCTGCTGTAGTTGATTTACCACCAACTGTTATTTTAGTTGATTTACGTATCTTATTTTCAGCATCATATTTCTGAAAAGCTTTTTGATTTTTGAAATCTAGCTCTGTAATAAGGTGCTTGTCTTGCCAGTTTTTAATATTGAATAGCATATTACTTTTTCTCTAACCCTTTTAGCTCTTGAATAGTTCGATATATCTTTGCTTCTTGTATTCTTGTGGATCGAGGTGTAACAGATTCTTTTTTAGATGTAAGCGTAACACCATCTTTAACTTGGTTATTATAATTAAGAGTCTTTTCTATTTCCAAAGCGAAGTCTCTTGCAGTTGCAGTTGGAGGCTCTTTACCAGCTAGTTTTGCATCAATTGCTGCTTGAGCAAATTTAGAATTTGCATTATAATATAAATCTTTTTTTAATTTCCTTTTATTTTTTTTATCTAAACTATATGTCTGTCCAAGTTCCTTCTCTACATCATCAAAAAATCCATCACTAAAATTTTCACCTTGCTCGCGGTCACTGTAATCACCAGTGTATTTGCGTTCTCCTGAAGTAACAGATTTTTTTGGAAGTCTTGAATACTTACTAGGATTCTCATCATATACAGTCTTATATGGGTCGTTCATTGAATCAGTCGTTAATCTCTTTGCCTTATCACTTAGTGTTTTAATACTAACTGACCCATCTTTTGCAAAATTAACTTTAAAATCTTTACCATCTACTTGATCGTTCCAAGCAAAACCTCGCATTATTAATCTTGCAGTATCTTTACTATACGTTTCACTCGTGTTATCTGTAAATTCACCTGCCCAACTCTTATCATAATCGCCTACGTTATCGGCGTTTAATTCTTTCGGGTCTATGTACTTCTTCCCATCATAGTTACCATCAAATTCATTCGATGCTTCTGGTGCTGGCTGTTCTCCACCGTCATCACCTTCCTCGTCATCGTCATCAAATCTTCCTGTCTGAGATGATTTTGTGGTTCTAGATAGTTCTTCATAATCGTGACTACTGCCATCAGCTTTTACATTTCCCTTATTGTCATTGGTCCATCCACCTTCAGGTTCATCAAAAAGCGTCTGAAGTTGGTCCTGCATTTCTAGTTTTGCATCATAAGCTTCATCCTCATCATTATGAATCCCTTCCCCATCCTGGTAGTTATCAAGATCCTGGATTGCTTTCATACCATCTTCATATGTTAGTTCTTCTTTACCATAAGCTCCTGTATCTTGAAATAATTGATCCAGCTGTTCCATTGCTTCTTCTTCATAACCCTCTCCATCAAAATCAGCTAGAGAATTATTTACTAAATCTGATAGCTCTTTACCATTTGTTGAAGGTGCAACTGATTTACTTGCTGATTTTCCGTCTCCAGTAGCATCTCCAGCTGTAGTATCTTTACCAGCAATGTTTACTTTGGTAGACTTTCGCATTTTAGTTTTAAGTTTAGATTGATATTTATCAAACGCAGCTTTATCTTTGAAATCCATTTCTTTCAATTTAGATTCCTTGATTAAGTGTTTGTCTTGCCAGTTTTTAATGTTAAATTTCATATTATGCTATCTTTGTTATTAGTTTAATTTTCGGATATTTACGTTTTAAAGCATCAACTGCTCTCAAGTTCTTCACACTATCGTCCATAAAATAAATAGTAGTATATCCTTTCTTTATCTCATTTTCTATGTACTCAGCTTTCTTCTGTGGGTCAGCACTACCTAATGTGATAACATAAGGCTGTATACCGATTGTTTTAAAGAAGTGATTAATGGGAGCTTTTAAACGTCTAGCAGTAAGTATAGTCACCTTTCTACCTCCCTTCTTTAATTGCTTTTTTAGTAAGTCAGCATTCTTTTTGATAAGTCTTGGATTTCTAAGCTTTCTATCGAAGTCTCTGAAATCGTACTCTTCACCTGCTTTAGGAGTATATACCGCAAATTCAGCTGGATCTAGTTTTTTAATGGTCTTACCATTTTTGGTTATATATACCCATGAATCACTTTGAGCTATAGTATCATCGAAATCGAAGATACTTACAGTTTTTCCTTCTCGTAATATAGTTTTTAGTTTTATCATCTTATATATAAAGATAAGAAATATATCTCAGACTACCAACTTATTTCTTATTTCTTTTTGCCTTTTTTCATGTTAGCACACCAGTGATACATTTTACCTTTTTCACCTCCATGCTTCTTTGCTTTAGCACGTAGTGAAGTTACTGAACCATCACAACTTGCTCCAGATTTTTTAACTCTACCTGGACGGCTTTTTCCTTTCTTCTTACCATCCTTATAATTTTCTTCTAAATCAATATTTTTTAAAAAGCCTGATGGAATTTTTATACGTCTCTTACCTATCTCACCTCTTGCATCAGGTATATCTTCTGCCATTACTACACCTCCAGCCATCTCCCATGGACCCCAGTGCTTCTTAGTTGACATCATCTTTGCAGCTTGTTCAGGTGTATAATATTTACATTCATTTCGTTTGACACTACCTAATGCATAATATACTTTTGTCGGTATTTCTAATTTTCTACCGTTAGAGTGGTCTAATACTGTATTGCTTGACTCTACCCAACAGTGTCCATAACGCTTTCCTTTTAATGCTCCTTGACCATTAACCATGCCATGCACTAATTTATGTCTTTTATCACCAAAAAAGTTCATGATTAACCTACCACCTGCTTGATAACAATCACCCATACCTTCAGTTAATATGTCTTTTAATTTGATCATGTATACTTTCGCCAGTTCTTTTCTGCTCTTGATGCTGCTATTTCGTAAGGATTCTTCTTGTAACCTAACTCACGATACTTGTCCATTTTCTTTGGATCTTGAGTTGCATGTGTATATTCGTGTAACAATCCTTTGATAATTTCTTTTTCGTTAGTCATCCTAGGTGTATACAAATAGATCTTATTGTTTTCCCAATCATATTCTGCATGTGGATTAGCTTCACCTTCCATACCTTCAATGCCTGTAATCCTTACATATATATTGCTGTGAAATTCTACTTTAGGGGTACCTCTTCTTGCTCTACCTAAATTCTTTACTATCTGCGGGTATACTTTATCTACTACAGATTGTCTATCGAATCTTTCAAATAGTAAATCCTTTAACTTGATTACCATTTTCTGCAACTCCAGTACCTAGCTTTATCTTTAGGTCCTGGGGTAGCACATTTATGTCTAGCTCGAAATGAAGATCTTGCTTTAGGATTTGATTTCCTAATACTCATTGTCTTTTCACCTGCCTTTTTAGCTGATGTACCACCGTGACCAAAATTAACTTTTTTTACTTTAATTCCACCATCAGCAGTTTTTTTACCAGTATTAACATATACTTTAAATTTCTTAGTATCACCACGCATTGGTTTATTAAGCTTTACTTTACGTCCTTGGTACTCAGCTTCTTGGAATAGTATAGGTTCAGAGGATTCAATTATTTCTAATTTAAGTGCTTCATTTCTATAGATAACTGACTCTTTAGTCTTCTCTAACTTACCACCAGCTTTTTTTGCTGCTTTATACGCTTTAGAACCTTTAGGTGCTGATTTACCACCTCGTTTCTTTTTAGCATTTATATTGGCCCAAAGACCTTCATCTAC